AAGAGAAAGAAAGCTCTTAAATATATGAAAGAAAAACCCAAAACTGCACACGCGCCTGGAACCTTAACTAGAAATAGATTTGGTTTACAAATGAATAAACAAACAAAGGCCGTTATGGAGCAGTACATGGATGATTATATTAAGACTAACGTTGATGATATATGGTTCATTGATTTGTTAAATGAATTGGCTGATTATGGAACAAGAAATACGGATAGAGCAATTGCTTTTGGTTTGTGTTTAATTCATAATATTGATATATTTCAAATTCAGGCAAGAGAAAAAGATGAGAAAGATAAAACTTTGGGGTTTGTCTACTACAAAAAAGAAGGTGGTAGAATAATTCCATTTAAAAATTAAGATATGCCACATGTAAATTTTCCTAGGCAACTGCTTAGTGATAAAGAGAAAAATAAGGAATGGTGTGAACAAAACTTGGACGCCATGGCTCCTTATATCGCTCAACATCACAATAGCTTATATATTAATGATAGATATAAAGATATAAGAAACTATCAAGCATATCATGGCCACTTTGACCCCAAAGATTACGAATATATTACCGACCAGTATGGAACTCCATTTCCTGCTAGAATGACCAATTTTAATATTATTGCTCCAAAAATTGATTTACTTACAAGTGAAGAATTAAGAAGACCTTTAGAAACTAAAGTTAGCTCTATAAATAGAGATGCTGTAAATAGAAAACAAGATGAAAAGGTTTCTTTAGTTATGGATAAAATGTTGGGAGATATAAGAAAAGAGATTAATGATACTATGGGAATGGACGTTGCTATGGATAATTCTCAAGAAGGAATGGAAATACCTGATGACATAGAGGTATTTATGAGATATACTTATAAAGAGGCTGTAGAGGAATCTGTTGAAGATGGTCTTTCTTATTTAATGCAAAAACATAGATGGAAAGATTTATTTAAAAGTGGATTTAGAGATTTACTTGTTACAGGAAAAGTATTTTATAAAACTGAAATATTAAACGGAGACCCTTATGTAAGACGTGTAGACCCAAGAAATATTGCTTTTGATACTGCTATAGACTCTGATTATTTAGATGAATCTCAATGGGTGGTAGAACAAAGATGGTTAAGTGTTAATGAAATACTTGATGAGTATGGAGAAGAGTTAACAAAAGAAGAGGTTTTTGAATTAGAAAACATGAGACACATTGCTTCAGGAAGTGAGCTAGGGAGTTATAATACAAATATAGAATGGGTTCAGTATGATACCTCTACAGGAGTTAGAATTAGACTTATTCATGGAGAGTGGAAAGCTATAAGAGCCGTAAAATACAAAGTGTCTCCTAATAAATTTAATCCAGAAGCTCCATTTAGAAAAATGGTTGGAGATAAATATAAGCCTAGAAAAGATGAAGAGATTATAACAAAATATATAGATGATATATGGGAGGGCACTAAAATAGGTGGAAGAATAGTTACTAGATGCAGACGAAGACCTAATCAAGTAAGGTCAGTAGATGATATAGGTCCAGCTACTTTGTCTTATGTGGGCTGTGTTCATAATATGTCAACTGGTAGAGTTAATAGTTTAGTTGATGTTCTTAAGCACATACAAACTCTTTATAATGTAGTTATGTACCATATAGAACTTACATTATCTAGAGCTGGTGGTAAAGCAGTTGTTTATGACGTATCTCAAATGCCTTCTAATATAGGAATGGACATGCAGACTGTTTTATATCATATTAAAAATGATGGTATTATTCCTATAAACTCTAGAGATGAAGGAACGGATACTGCAAGATTTAATCAATTTGGTCAAGTTGATTTTACTTTATCTAGTTCTGTACAACAACTTATTAATCTTAAATTAATGTTAGAGCAAACAGCTGGACAAGTATGTGGTATTACACCGCAAAGAGAAGGTGCTGTATCTCAATATGAAGCTGTTGGTAATGTACAGAGAACTGTAATGCAATCTAATTTAGTTACAGAAAGTTGGTTTTTTCAACATAGCGAGGTGAAGAAAAGAGTTATGGAAAAGGTTTGTAATTTAATGAAGTTAGCTTGGGCAGGAGGTAAAAAAGCTGGATATGTATTAGGAGATGGTGGATACCAATTACTTAGTATAACTCCTGATATATCATTAAATGATTATGGAATATTTGTTAATGAAGGAGCTAAAGACGATGCTGTTAAACAAGCAATCACTCAAATGTCTCAAGCTGCATTACAAGGTGGAAATATAGGATTATTAGATGTTATAAAAATACTTAAATCTGATAGCCTTTCAGAAGCAGAAAGTATTCTTGAAAATGGTATTAAAGAAATGCAAGAACAAGCTCAACAGGCTCAACAAGCTCAACAAGAAGCTATGAAAATGCAAGCACAACAAGCTGAGGTTGCTAGACAGCATGAAGTTAATATGAAACAAGTGGATGCAGAATCTAGATTAGAAGTTGCTAAAGAAAATACAAAAGGTAAAATTCAGGTCGCTCAAATTCAAGCAGACTTAGATGCTGATGTAATTAGTGATAAAATGAAATCTGTATTACATAAAGAGGCTATTCAATCTGAATCTAAAGAAAATTTAGAGAAAATGAAATTAGAACATGATAAGGAAAAGTCTGATAAAGATAGAGAAGAGAAAGCAAAAGAGATTGCTAATAAAAATAAAGAAAATGAAAGAAAAAGCAGAGAATCTGTTAGGAATAAAGCAAAAAAATAAATTAACTATCTTTGTACAAAGCAAAGAGCAAAAATTAAAATTATGAGTGAACAAGAAAAATCAGGCGAAGGCCTAATAGAGCAAGCAGAAGAAACTGTTGCTCAAGAAGTAGAAACTAAAGAAGAGGCTTCTCCTGAAGAAGAGATTCCCTCTTTTGACCCTAAAGCCTTTTCGGAAAACGAAGAGACTGAAGGTGATGATTTAATAAATGAAGCAGAAAGTAAAGTTGAAGAGCAAGTTAGTGATGACTTTGATTGGGGAAGCGTAGAGGTTGATTATGAAAAAGAAGAAGAGCCTCAACAAGAAGAAGAAGATGATTGGGATTCAGTTCCTGAGAGCGCTACAGAAACTAGTTCTGAAGATGCTCCTTTTGATTGGAGTACTTTAGCAAACGAATTAGATTTAAATGCTAAAGATGAAGAAAGTTTTAAAAATGCAGTTAGAAGCGCGTTATCTAAACCCGCTCCAGTTAATGATACTATAGACACTCTTCAAAGCTTTTTAAAGCAAAGTGATGCTAATTTAGTTGCTTCTGATTTAAAAGCTTCTGGCTTAACAAAGGAAGAGGTTACTGATACTGTAGAAAGATTACAAGATTCGGGCTTATTAAAAAGAGAAGCTATAATGATAAGAAAGAATCTTCAGAATTATATAGCTAGTGAGAGAACAAAGGTTAAAAACCAAAAAGCTCAAGAAGTTAAGCAAAGGGAAGAACAAAACTTAAGTTCAAGAAAGTCTTTACAGAAATACATTAAAAGTAAAGAAGACTTTTTTGGAGGAAAAATTGGAAATAAAGAAAGAAAAGAATTATATAACTACGTGACTTCAGGAGGTTTTGCCGAAGAAGTTTATAGCGATATTGCCAATGTTGCAGACGCTGCTTTCTTGTGGAAATACAAGGACAAAATCTTTAAGATGTTACGTGGTCAAGGAATGGAAAAGGGCAAAGCCTCTGTAATCAATAAGATTACTAATACAAACCTTGGCAGACGAAGTCGACAGGCTAGTTTTAAACCAAAATCTGGTTTTGACCCTGTTGAGTTCATGAAGTAATGAATAAAAAATGCGATGCTACTTTTATTTGTTGCAATAAATTAAATTATTGTATAACAAATTAAAACATTTAAAAAATGGCAAAAATATATACGGGTACGTATGGAAAGGATACTACTGATGAAACGGCGTTAGTGACCAACCTACTAAAATACCCAGAAATAGGCAAGAAGCTTATTTCACAATATCCACGTTTCTCTCTAACATATTTGTTAGAAGCTGCAGGCAGAAATGCTGCAGAAAAAATTATTGGCGATTACGCGTTTGAATGGAAAATGATGGGAAGATATAGAAAACCATCTTTATCTAATGGAACTCAAACAATGGCTGGAACAAATGCTGGTGATTCTTTCACTTGTATTTTAGACCATAGTACTGCTGCTGGAATTTATGGTAATCAATTAAATGTAAATGATATTGTTAGATTTCCTTCGGGAGCTACTGCAATGGTAACAGATGCTGGAACTCCAGGAGCTGGTACAGGCGATGTTTCTAACACTATTACACTTAGAGCTATTGATTCTGTAACTGACGTATTAGCGGCTGGTGATGTAATTGGTTGTATTGGTAATGCTTTTAATCAAGGTTCATTAGCTTCTGAGGTTGGGCAAAACTATGCTTACCCAGATACATACAAGAACTGGTTAACTCTATCTCGTAAGAAAACAAAAATTATGGGTTCTGATTTAACTGATGTTACTTGGATTGAATCTAATGGTCACAGATTATGGTACTTTACTAAGGAACAGCAAATGACTGACCAATTCATGTATGAGCTTGAAGCTCAAAGATGGTATGGAAAGAAAACTGTAGGAAGTCCTGCTGGATATCCTGGTGATACTGGTATAGATAATGATGTTACAGCTGGTCTTCCAGTTATGGGTGATGGTCTATTAGCACAAATTGATGGTTCTAACCAAGCTACTTATACTGCTGGTGCATTAACAGAAGAAGATATCGTTAACTTTATTGGAACACTTTCTAAAAATGCTTTATCTGCTGAAGGTAATGTATGGACTGTGTTTACAGGAACTCAAGGAAGAATTGACTTCCACAGAGCTATGAAAGACTTATTAGTCTCTGGTGGCGCTGGAGGAGCAGGTTTATTTGCTTCTAAAGGAGGAGCTCCTGTTGCATTAGGTGCTAACTTTAGTGAGTATAACATTCTTGGTAACAAGATGATATTATCTTACTGTCCAGTATTTGATGACCCTAACATGCATAATTCTATTTCTTCTACATTTGATTCGTCAAATGAATCAGGAAAAATGGTATTTGTAGACATGGGAATGCAAAATGGTGTTTCTAATGTAGAGTTAATTGCTAAAGGTGCTGAAGGTTTTAACAGAAGTTTTGTTAAAAAATATGTACCTGGTATGGTTAACCCTTATGACTACAATTCGATGATGGCTGCAAATGGTGATGATTTCTTTGAATGTCAAATTCTTTCTGAATCTGGTATTATCTTAAGAAATCCATTATCTTGTGGTATTCTTTCGAATTCTTAATAAACTTAATTGATGGCGACAGGGGGAATTAACCCCCTCTCTCCATCTTAACTTTTAAAAATTTAAAAAAATGAAACTATTAAAATTTCGTAAAGCTGCTTCAAGCGTAGTTGACGCTGATGAGGCATATTACTTACCTTCTGATGAAATTAAATTTATTGAAACAGAGGCAACTAAAATAAAAGTATATTTACTTGGTAGAGGTGCTGATGTTAATGAAGATGATTATATTTATATAGAAGGAATTACTGCTGGTAAGGAACTTACATATGCTGATGATTTAGCTAAATCTATTGTAAATCATAGAGATGCTATTGTAACTATTGACCTTGATTACTCACAAGGATGTACAGATATTACATATACTGCAGCATAATAAATGATTAATAAAGGGAGAGTGTAACACTTAGCTCTCCTTTTATTTAAAAAATAATTAAGTGTTTAACTTTTAAAATAAATAAAAAATGAAAGATGTATTTGACGTAAAACGTTCAGCAGATAGCGATGACGTTTTAAAAAAAGTAAATGGTCAATATATAGGTGTTGTTGATATAACTGCTGCTACTTATACGGTAGAAGATATTCAATCAGGAACGCATTTTACTCTAAATAAAGCCGATGGTATTGTTGTAACATTGCCAGTTGCAGAGCCAGGGTTAACTTATACCTTTTCTATAGGTACTACGTTTACTGGAACTTTTAGTTTAGATGCTGCACAAACATCAGATTTATATATTGGTACACTAATAATGTCTGATAAAGACGCTCCAGGTACTGTTAGTTTAAAACAATTTCATCCTGATGGTTCAGATGATGATAAAATTGTTATGGACGGAGATGACAATGGGCGATTTGTAGGCGGTATTATTAAACTTACTTGTACAGCTTTAAATAGATGGCATGTAGATGGCTATGTATTTGGAGACGGTACTTTAGTAAGTCCGTTTGCTTAATATTAAACTATATACTTATCCCCTCTTCGGAGGGGGTGGGTATTAATAAAAAAAATAATATGAAATATTTAGTATTTAGAACTAGTAATGATTATTCTTTTATGTTTCCATATAGCTCTTTAAAACATATTAGACATGGGATAGACACACAAGGGGCTACAGGTATAGGTCAAGTAGTTTCAGACCAAGTTGATATGTATTTTGAGTACACAAATGAAAAGGTAAAAATTGAAATTAGCGTTAAAAGCGGAAAAAGAAAAACGGTTATGCAAAACTTAATGACGGCTTTTTCAAAATCTAATTCTGATATTATAATTGTTGCTGATGATAAATCAAATGAATATGTTACTAACGATATACAATCAATAGCAATTGAAACAAGTTAAAATAAAAATGATATGAAAAATAAAATGGTAATTTTTAATGCTACTGGATTTGAGTATGCTTACAAGGTTTCTGATATGGTATTTATGACTAACTCTCAAACGGATACTCTTATTCTTATAGGATTTAAATCTACTTATCATCAATATTCTGGAGACGCTGTACATACCTTAGCATTAACTGTCACTGAAAGTTATAGCGTAATGTTAAATATATTAAAAGCTTTTACAAATTCTAAAAGTTTATTTATAAACATAGCAGATGTAGATAAAAGAATAACTAATGTTGCTTCAGATTATTCAATATCAAGCTCTTTACCTGCTTTATCTGAGTTAAATCAAGCGAATGTAGGTCCTAATGAATATCCTGGCTCTGGATTACGAGCGGCTTCAGGCTTTAGATTTAACTCATCAATATCTCGTATTGGTAATATAGTTAAAACAACAATTTTAGTAGATATAACAGATTTAAAATCTACTTCTGATAATGGAGATACTATAGGTAATGATACTGATGCTAACTGTTGGTTATATCATAGGGGAAATGGAAGTGTAAATACAGGAGGTTCGTATTATGGTGGCTCTGGAACAGTAACTTGTTTAGAAACTCCTGCGGGTGGTGATGCTGATATTGATTTATATGAGGCAACCCTTAATAGTATTGCTGGAGAAACTCATATAGGTTCAAATACTTTAATTTTAGAAAGGGGCGGTAGTTGGGCTGTTGGAGATGTTAAGGTAATAGCAGTAGGTAGTAATAATAATTTTATATATATGTCAGCAGGTAGTGCTGATGGAAGTGGAGCTGGAACATATAGTGCAGGTGTATTTTTAATAGAATTATATGGATTTGCAAATTCTGCATATGACGGATAATGGCTAAACTAATATTAAAATATAACCCGTCTACTGGGAAAGTAGAAGAATACTCTGAGTCTACACCAAAAGGTGGGAGTAATATATTAATAAAAAAAAGCGGGCCAGGTTTAAAATGGACTAGTAAACATGGACAAAAATTAAAAAAATAAATTATGAGCAAAAATGAACATTTGGTTTTTTACAGAAGTAAAAGCCCTACAAAAATGAGTTATGTTTTCTTTGGAAACTATAAAGACCAAACTGGTAAACAACATACATATACAGATGTAAATGGTGTTGCCCACAGAGGTTTTCCAAATACTCAACCTGTAATAAGGTTAAATATTAATTTAGAACACCATAAATTAGTTGATGATTTTTTAATTACTCATCCTTTAGTTAAAAATGGTTCTTGGTTAAGAGATGATGCTATTGTTAGACAAGAGCAAGAAGCTAATGCAATTATGACTTCTGCTAATGCTGTAATGGAAGCTGCTAAATTAAACATGAAAGAAGTAAGAGATTTATCTAGATTATTAGGTTTAAACTTAGATTCTAGAGATGATATCTTAAAAGCACATGTTTTAAAGATAGCTGCTGAACAACCAGAAAACTTTATGGCATTATGGTTTGATGATGACAGACATTATAGATTGTTTGTTATGGAAGCACAAGAAGGTGGTGTTATTAAATGGGAAAAAGATGTGTTCAAGTATGGCACACAAGTTGTAGGTGTTTCTGAAGACCAAGTAATTAAATGGTTAAAAGACAACAAGGATATTTATGCTTTATTAAAATCACAAATGAATGGTGGAGGTAAAGTAGAAATGGATTTAGTTGAGCAAAAGGAGGAAGCTACAACAAAAAAAACAAGTAAAAAAAAGTAGTAAATGGCTAATATCTTAAATGTTGCAGATGCTATAAATAGAGTTAGAACTATTTTAGATAGAGGAAATTCACCTTGGATGTCCGATGCTGAAATAAATGACTTTATATCAATGGCTGCTAATGAGTTTATTCAGGAAAGAGTAGATAAATTTGGTGCAACACAAAAGATAAGAGACGATTTGGGAGACTTTGTTCAAACTATGTGTTTTACTAAAGTAAACCCTTCTATACAACCTGTTAGTGGTACAATTGGTATATCTGAATATAACTATAATGGCTCACCTTTATTGTGGATAAATCAAAATGCTGAAACAGATAGTGGTACTAACGTTTATAATATTAGCGAAAATATAGGGCCTATTAGCCCTATTGCTTGCGTTGTAAAGCAGCCAGATTTTATATATAATAACAATAATCAGGAATATAATTATGGGGGAGAAATAAACTCTTCTTATATTATAAGAGTTAATTTAGTTACTGTGGATTATGACACCACTGATGAAGTTATTAATAGAGTTGATTATCAAGATTGTAAAATTATAAGTTTAGATGATTTACAAGTTGCTGCAAGCGACCCTTTTAACTCACCTGATGAAGATAACGTTAGGGCTGTTAAAGTTGGTAACGCTTATTATATAACGCCTCATTATGATATATATCCATTTCATAGTGATGGTTCTATAAAGCTTATTGTGTTTGAATATGTTTTAGATGATTATGATGTAAATAAGGTTGTTGATTTTTTACCAAAACATAGTATAGAAGAAGTTTGTCAAATTGCTGCTAGAAAAATACTTGGAACAACTGCTGATGAAAGATATATGATGGGGGATAATGAGATAAAGCAGTTGGATAATAAATAATTTTTTGCTCCCTGCTTTGTGATAAGGAGTTAGTGTTCGCCCTGCTCCTTATCTAAAGCAAGAAAAAATAAAAAATATGACATTAAACGAAATAGTATATAATATTAAAAACATATTAGAGGGTGGTGTTACTACAGAGGATTCTAATATATCTACAAGACAAATAGAATCTATGGTGCATTATCATAGAGCTCAACTATTATTTAAATATACAGATAGCGGTAGATATATTTCAAGACAAATACTTAGTCTTGTTAAAATGAATATTACTAGCACTACAGCTAGTGGTTTAATATCAGAAACAGGTGTTGTTACATATGGATTTCTTCCTGATTATCTTGGCTTTCCAAACAATAGAGCTTTAGTTTCTTTATCTGTAATGTCGGATAATGAGACAAAGTTATTGCCTATTCACATGAAACAAGACAAATCATTTATGAGTGCATCTAGATTTACTTATAATGAAAATAGTCCTTTTGCTACTATTGAAAGATTTCAACAAGCAAATAGATTATGTTTTTGGGAAGGTGATGGAATTCCTTTAGATAGTAGTTGGAATAATTTTGCTTTAGAGTATATAGCCTCACAGCCAAATGAAACAAATCCTTATCCTATTCCAGATGAATTAGTAGCTCCTTTAATAGAAACTGTTTTATCTAAAGAGTTTAATATGATGTTGGCTATAGGAAAAGATTATTTTAATAATAGTGTAGATGACAACATGCAAGGGCCTGCTGTATCTACTAAACAAAGACAAAGACCTGTTACTCAACCTTCGGCTAAAGCTAGGTCAAGAAGGTCTAGGGCAAGATAATATGGAGCTAAGAAAATACAAAGATAAATACGTTCTTTTAAAAGATGTATTTAAGAGCATAAGAAAAAGCATAAAAGTAAAGGGTGTAAAAAAAGATAGACAACTTTCTTATACTGAGTATAGGGGAATTGTAAGTGAGTTTTTTGACACATTAATAGACGAGGTAGCTAGAAGTAGAAATAAGGCTAGACTACCTAATAGGTTTGGAACTGTATATGTTAAGAAGTGCAAAAATAAAAGAGCATTTCATATTAGACTTGATATTGCAGAAAGCGAAAAAAGAGGAGAGATAGTAAAATATAAAGTTCCGATTCTTAATGACTATTATAATAAATTAGTTTGGTTAAGACCAGGTAAATTTAAAAAGTGTAAAATACTTCCTTTGTCTAGATTTAAAAATGTTATTAAAGAAATAAGAGAATATTAATATGAATGGACAAGCTGGAAGACGTGTTAGCGTTAAACGAGTTGTAGCAAATGTTATTAGAAATATGGATATTTCTGATGCATCTAGAAACTTTAATAGTTTTATAGAATGGGCTTTTGAAGCAGAAAGAAAAATAGGTAGCTATAAAACATTTGTGAAAAAAACAGAAACATTAACTGTTGCTAATAAACAGGCTGCATTACCTGATGATTTTTTAAGTTTAATAGATATGAAGAAAGCAGGAGATGGCACTTCCGCTAATTACCTAGAACAAAGTTCTGCAAGTTTTCCTGGAGATATAGATAAAACACATACATTTTATTTTACAGAAAACACTATTAATTTATCTACTAGCGATATAAGTTCTATTGATATTTCTTATTATGCAGTAGATACAGATGATGAGGGATATCCTACTATAGCAGATAACCATGAAGACGCTGTATCAGCTTATTTAATGTATAAATATAAATCTAGAGATTATTGGAACGGAAAACTTCAAAGACATATTTATATGGATTTATATCAAAATTGGTCTAGGTTATGCGCTCAAGCGAGAGGTAATGATAATATGCCTACGCCAATAGAAATGAAAAAAGCGGCTCAAATATGGAATACTCTTGTGCCAATTAAAAGTTCTAACGGATTACTTAATGTATAATGGCGAAACCAGGAAAACCAAATAGTTTTGTAAAAGGAATGAATGCTGATGCAGAAGAATCTCTTCAGCCAAAGCAAACATATAGATATGCTAAAAATGCAAGGTTAACTAGTTTTGATGGAGACAATGTAAGTATACAGCCTTATCCCAGTGATAGAAAGGCTATAGACTTTCAAAGTGAAATGTCTTTTCAAGTTGATGTGCCCGCTTTATCTAATCAAGGTTCATGGGGAGTAAGTGGATATACATTTGGGCCAGATGACCCTTATCCAGGTATTCTTAATGGTCAAACAATCCCTGCTGAATCTATTTCTTTTGGTGATGGAGAGAATAATCTACAAGGATATTTTTTACAGGCAAATATTACTATAATAACTAATAATGGAAATGAATATACAATAGAAACATCATTAACTGACTCTATGCTTAGTGGTGACTATATAAATACTTTTCCTGATGTAGACCTTATTGTTGCAAATGCTATTAACTCAAATGACTCTATTCCTATAACAGCATTTATTTATCATCAATCTAATTTAGACGACTATGTATTTGGAACAGATACAGATGAAGTAACTTGGTCATTTGTTAATAATGCTAATCCAGATGATTATGTAACAAGCTTTAATGTTAATATAACTGGTAACGGTAGCGTTCAATATGGAGATGTAAATCAATGGGTGACAGATATTGTAGTAGATTTTTTAGCAGGATTTGGAATATCTGAAGAAGTTGCTTTAGGTGGGGCATATAGTAATATTATAAATATTATAACGGCAAATGTTTCTAATTATTTATCTAATAATTCAGACACTTTTGGTGGAAGTGTAATAAATATCTCTCCATCTGTTGTTAATTTTCAAGAATTAAATTTTTTTATTCAAGATTCTTTACTAAATAATTATGAAAATATTTTAGAATCAGGTTTAACTCCTGAAAATTGGGGGCTTCAAATTTTAGGAACATATGGATTTTCTGATTATTTAATTTTATTAGCACATTGGCCAGCTTTATCAATTCTTACTGGAACTCCAGATTTAGTTTTAAAAGTATATCAACAAGCTGATGGACAACTTTCTGGTTCAGATGCAATTGTTCCAGACCCCGTTTTAAATATAATAGGTCAAGATGTAGTTGGAGCTTCTAGTTATACAGTTTACTTTGCTGGTAATTTAGGATTTTCACCTAAAAAGAAATTAAAAGTTGTAGGTTCTGAAGAAAATGAAATTACAAGAAGAATATATTTTACTGATACAGAATTTCCTTTAAGAAGTATGAATGTTGGATTAGAGCCTGAGGTATATTATCCTTGGGTAAATGTTCCAGAATATTTTAATTTATTTAGCCCAGCTATATTTAATGTTCCAAAAGTTACTGGATTTAAAGATGGCGGTTCTTTAGATTCTATATCTTTTTCTTATTGTTACAGATATAAAACTGTAGATGGTAGGGTTTCTCAAATATCCCCCCTATCAAACCCAGCGAGTGTTCCAGCAACAGGCTCTTCAGAGCCATCTGCTTACACTCAGGGAAATGAGCCTGGAAATAATACTGGTAAATCTATAAAAGGTATTGTTTCAAATCTTGATACTAGATTTAGCAAAATACAAATGATTGCTGTTCCATATATGGACGCAGATACACCAGCTGGCTCTCCAATAGTTTTTAATGAATATGTAATACCAGAAGTTATTGATGGACAAAATACAATAGACTTTATTCATACAGGAACAGAAAGTACTTTAGAAGAAATAAGTATAGTAGATTTTAATGTTAATCAAATTAATTGGGATACTTGTAAGGCTTTAGAAACAAAAGATAATAGATTATTTTGTGGTAACTTAAATAATGAAGCTATAAAAATTAATACTGATTTTACAGTGGCTTCTTATAATTATAAAAACGAGCCACACAGTTACGAGGATGGAAATCCAAATTTATATCATGACTTAATGTATTCTAGAGCTGGTATAGATTATGGAACAAACTCTGTTATGACACCAACTGAATATCAGGGTCAAAGCCGTACATATGTAACAGATTATAATCCATACTCACATTATAAATATATAAAAGGTCCTGGTACTCCAGGTGATGACGCTTCAGCTTACTGGTTTTGTGCTTTGTATGCTGAAAATGAATCTACTCCTAATAATTCCGCAAGAGGTATTTTTGGCGCTCAAAGTAAATATTTTGATGAAGTTAATCCTCAAACGGGAGAAGAAGAAGGAGTTAGAGTTACTTTTAAAATTTTGGACGATGAAAACATGCCAACTATAGATAGTCAATCGCAATTAATACGAAATTTAGATGGCATAAGTTGTGAACCTCCTTTTGATAATGTACAGGATTATGGCAATTTTTATAAAAATTATTCAAACCCAGTTTATAATTCTAATTATGTAGGATATAGAAGAGGTGAAATTTATAGATTTGGATTATTATTTTACGATAAAAAAGGTTCACCTTTATTTGTAAAAAGAATAGGCGATATAAGAATGCCAGAACATAGTACAGAATATATAGCCGCTAAATATGATGATTCAGGTAGTATAACTGGGGCATATCAAAAATATCCATATTATTATCAAACATCTAGAACTCGAGTAGACCACGGATTTAAAAGAGTTGTGTCTCAACAATATGTTAATACTCCTGTAGGAGGCTCAGTTACTGATACAACAGCTTGTGCTTTATACCCTTATTTTGAAGTAAAAATATCTTCTGATACTGCAAAAAAAGTAGGAGGCTATTCTATAGTTAGGGTCCCAAGGACAGAAGATAATAAAACTATTATTACTTCTGGTATAATAGGAAGGGCTGAATATATTGCTAATGATACTGAGGGTGATGTAGAATCAGAGATTGTAGATAGAAAAGATAGATTTGTTAATCCATCATTTCCTTTATTTACCCCTATTCTTCAAACAAAATATAATGCTTTTGCGGCTGGTGCTGGTGGTTTTGTTAGTGATGAAGAAGAGTCTGATTGGGAAAAATCAAAATATTATGGCTTTAGAGAAAGCTCTTCTAATATATTTTATTTAGATTCTCCTGATGTTATTTTAAATGAAGATTTTTTATATCTAAGTTCTCCTTCAGATAGATTAAGACTTGTAGAGTCTGCCTATTGTTATAAACAAAATGTTTCACAACTATATAATAATTCACAGTATGGGGCTGAAAACCCTAATATTTATTGGAACATGGAATTGTCTGACCAATATTATCATGGTGAAAGTGCAGGAGGATTAGGTAATGTTTTTCAAGAATTTAATGAATCAACTGTTACAGGTAATTTTGGTACTGCAGGTTCTTTATATCAATTTGCCGCATGTATAAAAGAAGACTTATTATCAGGTGGGTCTGTTAATATGTTTGGTGAAACATACGAAGCTGGTGCCTGGCAATATCAATTTTCAAATCAAGGTGGCTCTGATAATTATCAAGAATTATATGGTCATTATTACGAAGATGTTTTAGGTAATGAATATGACGGTCCTTATTCTAATGCCTTAAGTAATGATACGGTTAAGGCTGGGTTCTATACTAAATATTATTCAAAAAGAATTTCTTGTTACCCTCAATACTCTTTAGGAAAGTCAACATTTGACGCTCCACAAGGAAACCCCTTAATAAATGTAACTTTTAATAATGAAGATGATTGGTCTAATGCGTCTCCTTATTTTTTACCTGAAGGCTCTAAACGTGCTCAAGGCCTTCCGTTTGCAGAATTACAAAGTGGTGATTTAGATAGTTCGCCAACTGGAGTAGCTAGTGACATTAATGAAAATGTTCTAGGAGGAAATATTGAAAATTATTTTCCTGAAGCAACAATTAAATATGCTAAAGTGGTTGGGCCAGGTGAAGAAATATTCTCTGATTTAACGGGTGCTTCAAAAAATTATATAAATGGAAATGTTTTTCAAGATTTAACAATGTTTGAATCGTTTAGTGTTTTTGCTTTAGCTTTAGATGGTGTTCAAGGGCAAAGCACAAATGGTTATTTGTCTAGGTCGGTATATAACGATAATGCAAAAACAATAGCAATAGCGCTTGGTGATGCATCTCAATTACCTCTAACTAGACAGCAAATTTGGGGTTATAATTATCCAGAAACTGTACATAAAGGAATAGGAGCTGCAACTGAAGCTATAGCAGGAAATGGGGGAAGGTCTACTTATAGTCCAGAAGTAACTGTTGCTCAAATAACTAGAGTAAAAAGTTTAAACACTATGTATGGTGGGTATAGTCCAGGAGCTTTTTCTAGAAATATTTTTCAGTCTACAGGTCATTTTACACCAGTTGGTGATTTTCAAAATCAAGTATTTGGAGAGTCTCAGCTTGATATAGGGAATAGTGGAAATAAGGTTTTTGGTGGAGATACTTTTATTGGACTTTTTGACCACAGAAAAACATTTAAACAAGGAAATAGCGATAGAGCTGTTTGTATAGGCTATCAGGTTCCTATAGAATCAGATGTTAATTTAGATTTAAGGCACGGAATGTTTTTTGGAAGCACTGGGGCTAAAATACCAAGAGCTCAAGAAGATGATTATAGATATAATGAGGTTTACCATAGTGGTCAAAGTATATTATCTTTTATGACTAGACCTACTGATTTTAGAGAAGTTTTTCAATGGCCATCTACTGTTGCTTGGTCAGAGCAAAAATTTACAGGAGAATACTCTGATTCATATTCTGTTTTTCCTATTAATCAATTTAAAGATTTAGATTATGTAAAAGGACCTATAACACAAATGTTTTTATTAAAAGATAGTTTATTTGCGTTACAAGATTCTGGTGTTTGTAAGTTAAGTGTTAATCCAAGAGTTTTAATAAAAACCGAAGAAGGTCAAGATATACAAGCTGCAACAGGAAGTGGTGCCGCTTTAGAAAGATATGATTATATTAGCCAACAATATGGAAGTCAACATTTTCATGGTAGAGCAGAAACAGATTCTTCTGTATATTTTTATGATGATTCTAATTGTAAGTTTTTATCTTTAGGACTTAGACCTAAAAAAGGTGGTTTTAGTGTAGACTCTTTAGGAGACGCTTCTGGAATGCAATCATATTTTGATACATATAAAAATAAAGTTATTAATGATTCTCCTTTAACTAATAGAGTATATGATGTGCCTGCTTCTGAAAATTATAATCAGCAATTTAATGAACTATATAATACTTTAGGCGATGGTCTTGGTGGTATATCTATTGGACATGACCCTGAATATAGCGAAGTTTTGTTAACATTAAAAGCAGAAGGTGACGCTCCTAAAACAATTATATATAATGAATTACTTGGAGCATTTACATCTTTTTCATCTAAAAGGGCTGCTGATTATTTTAAATTTAAAGGAAGATTGTATTGTACTTATGATTCAGATATAAATCCATTATCTTCTATATATTTATCAAATGGTTATCAAAACAATTATGATAATTTTGACTACTTTGAAGAAATAGGTATTCATAGATATTTAAATTTTGGAGGAATAGATTATTATATTTGGGATTATGATACAGTGCTTGATAATGTTGGTGAACAAGGGTATTATTATCCAACAGACGATAATGAACCTATCCCATTTCAATCATATAAAGAGCCTTTTGAATTTGAAGTGGTTTTTAATGATGAACCTTTTCAAAGTAAATTATTTGACAAAATTCAGATAATGATGAGCTCTGATACAGATGAAGGAAGTAGATATAATTATTTTCGTAAATTTGTATTCAAAGGTGCTGGAAATAGAAGAGATATTGTAGAACTTGATAGAGGAGCAGATATATATTCTCCTCAAGATAATCTACAACCTAGTAATAGAAAGACTTGGTACACAGTTAAAGATGCTGTGCATTATACTCCAATGAGAAGATTAGGAACGTCAGAAAATGAAAATAATTTAGAAAATACAGTTAGGGGGACTCATGCTAAAGTTAAAATGGTTTTAGGATGGAAAGAAAATGGTATAATTAATGAGAATGAAGATTTGGAATATGGAAGTATTAAAAGTGAAAAATTTAATATATTCTCTGTTGTTCCTTTTTATAGATACTCAAGACTTTAAAATTTAATAATATGGCTTTAAATATAAATGAAGAAAAACTTAAACAACTTTTAGAATTAGAAAATGTTGCTGGAGGTACTTATGGTGATAGAACTTTAGGTATGACCTCAAAAATAGACGAATCAGCACAAGGAATGATGAGTGCATATGGGGGTACAGATTTTATGAAAAACCCTGATTTTATTAGAGACTTTGATATATTTAAAAAAGCATATCCTGGCCAAGAAGAAACTTTAATGTCTATGTTACAAGGAAGCGGTAAAACTATTTATTCTCCACCTGGTCATTCTGGCATAATAAATCAATCAAGAACCCACCTTGACTTACCCTTTGGCAGACCTAAAGAGCGTTTTGCGCAGATAACCCCAATAGAGCGAAAAGGTTTAACTGAACTTACACCAACTAATCCAATAGACATGACGCCAAAGTTTGTAAAAGAAGAGCTTACAAATATTCCTGCAGAAAACCCTGGATTATTTGGTATTAAAAATCTTTTTAAAGGTCAAAGTAAATTAAACCAACTTTTACAACCAGGTCAAGAAGCTGTATCTAAACTTACTGATGTACAAAAATTAGGAACTTCTGCTTTAGCATCTGCAATTAAACCTGAAGAATGGTTATCAGATAATGATGATACTACTGTTGGTGCTGGAGAAGTTGCAGGTAGAGCCTTACAATTTGTAAAAGGTATTGGTACTGCTGCAACTGGATTAGACCCTATGGGTTGGTTAGAGGCAATAAAAGCCCCGACAATGCTTGCTGCTGATTTAATGAAAAGAAAAGTATCTAGAAAGTTGGCTGTAAACGAAAGTTTAGCAGACTTATATTTAAAAGAACAACAAAGACTTAATACAAGAACTGAAGACATTGCATCTGCAGATGAATTGTCTAGATTAAGGTCTGAAGAAAAATGGGGCTTTACTCCATTTGGTCATTCTGGTATAGTAAATCAAGATGTAAATACTCCATATTCTCCACTTGGCCATTCTGGTATAGTTGCAGATAAAGGGGCTAGAGTTTCTAGTAAATATTTATCAGATGATTATAAACAATTTTTAAAAACTAGTTTTGATAAAGGTGGTGTACAAAAAAGGCCAGAGCATTTAAAGTATACTCATAAACTTGATAAAGGAGGAAGGGCTTTTGGTCCATCACATGAAAAAGGTGGCATTCCTGGTTTTACAAAAAGTGGTAATATGGTTGAGTTTGAAGGAGATGAAATGATATTTTCTACAAAAGATTCAAAAAATATAGAAAAATTAAAAGATTCAGGTAACTTTATGGAGTTAGGAAAATTTATTTCTAACGCTATGGATAAGTGGCCAGGTGGTTATAAATAAAAAATAGATTTAATGGCAAAAGAAAATAGAGTAAGTTCTCAAGAGGTTTATAATTATTTAGTTGAGAAACATGGTTTATCTCATAATAAGGCTATGGGTATACTTTCTAATATAGCTGGTGAATCTAATTTTGTAATAAATGCAGTTGGAGATAGTGGTAACTCTTATGGTTTGTTTCAGTATAATATTGCTGGAGACAGAAGAGAAAACATGATAGAGTATGTTGGTGAAGATTGGGAGACTGATTGGAAAGGGCAAGTTGATTTTATTTTTGCAGAAGATAATAAAGACTCAAGAATGAAACAGTATTTAGAAAGAGAATATAACTCTGTTGAAGATGCTGCTCATTCTTTTCAACATAATTTTGAAAGACCAACAATTGAAGGGGCTGATGTATTAAGCGATATGCAAGAAGCTAAGGCGTTAAAAGAATTACGAAAAGCTTACGAGGAAAACCCCACTGAGGATTTAAAAAAGAAAATAGAAAAACAGGAGGCTATTGTAGCAAAAAATACAAATAAATATGAAAAAAATTCTATTAAAGAACTACAAAATCAAATAGTAGGACAAAAAAAAATTGTAGAGCAAAATGCAATAAAAAAAGCAAAAGGTAGAGTTGAGCATTTATATGACATTGGTAAAAACGATAAATCAAAAGAAGGTTTAATTTTTCCTAGTAGTTCAGAGGAATATATTAAAGAATATAATGAATATCAAAAGAACCCAGATAAACAAATTCCTACACCAAGAGTAGATAATGAAATAACTGACCCAATAGTTACGCCTGATAATAATGAGTCTGGTACAGACAATGAGCCTCCTATTGTGAAAGAAAGTGATAATAAGGAAGAGATTACTAAAGAGAATTATACAATACAAAAAGACGATACTTTAAGTCAATTAGCTGAAAAATTTGACACAACTGTTGAGGAATTAATGGAGCTTAATCCTAATATTAAAGACAAAGATAAAATATATACAGGTGATGAATTAGTTATCCCAACTAAAAAAATTGAAGGAAAGCCTAATTATGACGATGAACTTAATGAGATAATTGAAGAAATTGAAAATATAGAGCCTGGCAGTGATGATGAGGTTAATAGAATAATAGATGCAATAACCAAAAGAAATGAAAAAATTGAAAGTGCAAAAGAAAAATGGGAAACAGAAGGAAAACGTGAATTAGATTGGGACGGAGATGGTGTGCCTGATGTTGATGATATATATCCTACAGAGAATAATAAAATTCTAATGGATAAATTTAATAAAGGGGAAATAACAGAGCAAGAGTTTAGAGATGGTTTAATTTTGCCATCAGACCCATTAGCGGATGATGATGGTATAATGGAAGAAGAAGAAGACACTACTGATTATCAAGCTAAATATCAAGAGTTATTAGAAAAATTAGATAGCGCTAATCCAAATGATATTCCAGGTTTAAAAGAAGAAATACTTAATTTAAGAGAAAAGATACAAAAAGAAAGTAGTGAAGGTATTAAGGTTGATGATGCAGGACTTGGTTATGAAACTGAAGATGGTAGGATAGTTATTGGCCACATGGGTGAAGAAGTAGAGCTATTAGGTGAAGAAAGTTATAATAAACAGTATGAAGAGTTATTAAAAGAATTGGATAATGCAGGCCCAAATGATATACCTATAATAAAGCAAAAAATACAAGAATTAGATAATAAGCTTAGGCAGTCTCAAGAAATAATAAAAGAACAATCAAAATGGGGAACAAATGAATTAGACTTTGATGGAGACGGTGTTCCAGATATAAATGACCCTTATCCTACAGAGGCTAATAAAATCATGATGGATGAGTTTAATAAGCGTGAAACTTATTGGGAGTATGTTAAGCAAGGGGGTACAGATGTTATAGGGGAAAGACGAGAATATGAAGAGTTTATGACCGACCCTATTGAAGAAGTTGATTATAATTTCACTGGCGAATTATCACAAGAAGGCTCTTCACAAGAAAGTTGGTCAATGGAAGGTTCTTTATTTAAAAATATAGAAACTTTTAAAGATAAGTTTTCAAAATATGGAGAGTCTTTTGAAAAAAATATAGGACAGTTTTTTAAAAAAATATTTGAAGGCAGAAATAAAGATGCTGTAAATTCTATAAAAAGTTGGCTATCAGAACCTAATCATAGAACATTTGTAGAATTTATTTCAGGAAATATGGAATTGTATAGAAATATATATTCTAAAGATGAAGTAAAAGATGTTCTTAAAAGCGTTGAGCCTACTTTATATGATAGGCCAATACAGTTTCCAGAAGCAGAAAAATATAGTGGGCCTTCTGGTAAATACTTTAAGCTAAAAGATTTGTCTTATAATAGTGAAAATAGGGCGGTGCTTAACAAACAAACAGGTTGGAGTAATGATACTGTGTTTTTTATACCTGCAGAAGATTTCGGCATATTATCAGCAAATGATGCTGCTCACCAAAACGTTGAGAATGCTTATTTTTCCGAAAATTTATCTTTTTATATTGAATCAAACCTAGATAATATTGTTGCGTTTAATAATATTGACGAATTAAAAAATCACGCAGGTGGAGATATTCCTTTAGATATAGAATCTTTTAACAATGAAAATTTAAATGATTATATCGACCTATATTTTGATGGAGCTGATTATGATAAGATAAGCACGTTATTTAACGTAGCTAAAGATTCTTCTAGCCAAGCTGATTGGGAAGAGGACCAATTTACAAGTTATCAAGATTATAATAAAATTCCATATGAAGATTATGAGTTTTCTTATAAATTTAAATCTAAATATTTTAGAGGGATTCCTCATGACCCTGACACAGGTTTAGCATATACTCCTGAACAATTTAATTCTTTATACACAAGCCCAGAAGATGTAAACATTATTGTTCCAGTAGGAATGGATGACTTAATAGTCACTCAATCTGGAGACCCTAATAGAGGCAAAAGGGCTTTTGGAAGTGACCTTGTTCCAAGTGGAATGATAAATAACTTTGAAACATTAATTGAATTAAAAGAATCGGGATATGTTGTTGATACTACATATGGAGAAAGAAGTACCCCAGATGGACGTACGGGTTTAATGATATATCCTCCTAATTCTTATATAGATAAACATGGGGCTTGGGTTAATGCAAATGGATATGCTTATTATTGGCAAAATAATGGTAGCTTTACTACTTCTAATAAAAGATATACTCATGATGATTTTCCAGGAATGAACCTTGAAGATGACCCTCTGTTATATATGGGGAGTATAGCTACTATAGAAAATGGTGGATATTGGGATGTGAAAACACAGTTTATGTTTACTGAAAGTGGTGTTCATAGAGACAATTTAGGGAGATTAATAAAGTTAGACAGTAATGGAATTGAATATAAAATGTCTGATGATGTTGGAAGTTTTCCTTCTGATAAAGTATCTGGTTATTGGAGACCTACTAATAGGGGAAAAAGAACAGCTAAGAAGTTAGGAATGCCTTATGACCCTAGTACAGACCATTTCTATTCTCCAGGTTCTTATAAAAAGGGAAAAGAATGGTTTACTTCAGATGGCCTTCAAATTACATTAGATGAAAGGTATAATGAAATAACTACCATTCATCTTCCAAAGAACATGAGGGATAGCGAAACCTATAAAAAAACAGGGTGGCAATGGAACAATAGAGACAAGTCTTGGTATCCCCCCAATGCATTTAGAGGTGAAGACGGAAGATTTTATATAGACGTTAATGCTAGCACGGATGCAAGCGGCTTAGATATTATTGAAGATAGAGGAACAGAAGATAAGATGTTTGAAATTCAAAAAAGCACAGGAGAAAATGTTGCTATTGATAATGCTCATAATATTAATTTTAATGTATCTATACCTATAACTGGTTCAAATATAGATGAGCAAACGTTAATAGATTATAATAAAGCTTATCCTGACGGTATTCCTCTGGATGTTCTTGAAAATGAATTGTCGGGTTCATATACATTTGTTGATGATGGAAAATATAACGCACAAGACTTTCCTGGATTACCAGGTTTAGGACAAGGAAATGATGCTAAGGTATTAGCTTTTGCTGGTCAATTAAAAGACTCTGGATATGTATGGGCTTCAGAGCATGGTCGCTTTTTCCAACCAGGAACAACAAAAGGTTATTGGGACCCTAATGCTGGAGAGAAGGGTGAGTTTATAGATGATAATAATTATTATGATTCTGAAGGATATGTATATAGAAGCACAAAATTAGATGACGGAACCTATGCTCACACTTGGCAACATACTAACAAGTCTATGCAAAATGCTGGATGGGTGCAGTATGGTGATGGCTTTTTACCTCCTGGCACTTATGTAGATGAAAATAAAGACTTAAGAGTTCAAGTTGGTACTGAAAAAGATGATAAACTTGATAGATTTGTTTTGTATCATTCTGAAGGAAAAAGCGATGAAGATGACAATGTTGACTCAACAATTGGTGAAAGATATGGAATTCAAGTTGATGATGCTGGTAATCCTTATTATAGAGTAAAAGATGATGAAGGAAACTATGGAGAAAACATACCTTTTACTCCAAATAATAGTGCAGATAGAAATTTAAGAAATTTTTCAGTTAGTTATTCAGCCTCACAAATAGAATATTTTGAAAGTCAAGGCATGGTTCAAAGTGACTTAGCTTTAAATACAACTGTAAGTGAATCTCTTTCTCCTATAGATGGAAGTAACTCTGTATGGCTTCCTGAAGGTTCTTATCAAGATGATGATGGAAACTGGAGAATGCCACTTGACTCTGAAGGATACACTCAAAGTTCAGAAGATTTATATTATACCCCACAACGTGAAAGTGGCTCAAGAGGTTTAGATTCTATATATAGCGCTATTCCAATGACTAAAGAAGATTATGATAAATATAATCAAACACAAAAAGATGCTCTTAATGACCCTACTTTAAATATGCAAGAGCTTGTTGGTGATTGGAATCCATGGCAAAATGCTGTAAATAAAATTGGAAACTTTTGGGACAAGCATGGTAAAACAGCAACAACTCTTTTACAAGCTGGTACAGGTATTTTGGCTATGCATAAAGCGATGAAAGATATTCCTGTAGAAGACATGCCTGAGTTATCTCCAGACTTTAAAGCTTTTCAAAGAATGTCTAAAGAACTTGCTCAATCTGGAATGGACCCTAAGACTAAATATGCTGCAAGAAAAGACCTTGGAGAAGCTTATAATGCTGGTATTACAAATGCAATGAGAGCTTCAGGTGGTAGTAGAGCCACATTCTTAGCTAATGCAGGTGTGTTAAATGCTAATAAAGTTAAAGGTTTATTAAAGCTATCTGCTGTAGACGCTGAACAAAGAAAAAAGAATATGGATAGCTATGGAAAGGTTATGGCTCAAGCTGAAACTTTCTTAAAAGAAACTGCGGCTGTAGAAAATAAAATGAAATACGCAGAACTTAAAAGGCAGTCTGATGTATTTGGAGGTATAGGTTCTTCTTTAATAGGTAATATTATTAATGATTTATCATATGCAGAAACAATGAAAGAGATGGGACCTATGATTGAAGAGCAAGTAAATTTATTATATAAACAAAAGGTACAAGCAGATTTAGATGCTGTTAATACAGGCACGGGAACGGAAGATGATAACACACAAACAGGAGGTTAAAAAACAATAATTATGTCACAATATTTAAATATTATAAACAGCTGGTCGTCTAATGCTCAACAGGGTAGAGATAGAGCTAGGCACGCAATTGAAACTCAACAAAAAACTTTTGAGCTTCAAATGAAAAATCAATTATTAGAGCAACAGAATCAAGCTACTGCAGAAGCTACTATGGCAGCAATAGATAGTCAAGCTCAATTTCTAGTACAAAATGCTATACCTAAGCATAAGATAGATATGCAGAATATTGTTTTAGATGCAGAAAATAAAGTAAAGAATCAACTTAATTTTTATGGAGGAGATTTTAATAAGTTTATGAAAGCTGGTGGAGCGCAATCTATTGCTGAATACAGAGACTCTGTTTTAAATAGCGACATGGCTCAGGTTATACAAGCTAATCAAGGAGAGGTTGCTAAGTATTTAAAAGATGTGCAAGAAAATCCTCATCTAGTATCTGATAGAGATAGGATTAATTTTCAAAAATATATGGAAGGAGAAATGGGTGCTTTTGTGTTTGCTGGTTCTTATTTAGATACTCCTGCTCCAAGCAATGAAGAAATTGAAGCAGCTTCAAGTATCGAGGAAGCTTACTTGGCTAAAAATTATGATGCATACCTTGCAAACTATATGACAGACATGGGTATGACAGACCTTGAGAAAGACAAAAGTGAATATGCTGATGAATTATTATATTATGTTTCTGGTCAAATGGGCACAAAAGAACATTATGAATGGGATAGAGCTCTTAATGAGGCTAAGGTAAAAGCTAATAGAAAAAGTTACAGTAATCAACTGCAAACTATATTTAGTAATACATCTGGTTATGGCGCTCTTACTTTACAGGAGGGACTTCATCTTGAAGAGGGAGTAGGATTTTGGGTATTAGAAGGTAATGAACAAGCTATGGTAGACCTTGAAACAGGATTTGGCTTAAAGGCTAATACTGATAATAGAAAAGGTCTTAATGACAAAAAAATATATGGTAATGATATAATGACTGACCATTGGAATGATATTGCTTTTGCTGTATTTGGAGATAAAGGTTCTGATTGGAATGAGATATTAGATTTTGATGAGGTAGAGATAATGCAAAATAGTAGAGAAGTTACTGTTTATAATGAAGATGGAAAGAGATTAGCAGGTGGCGAACATGAGGGTAATGACCCATTTAGTGACGATGATTGGAGATATGAAGGAACTCAATTAATGTTTAAAGTTGACACTGGGTCTAAAGACGAGCATGGTAGACCTAAGTATAAGCTTATTTCTAGAAAGGATATAGAAAGCACTAACTACGCGGGTAAACAAAAAATACCTATTATGGCTATGGTATTAAAAGACCCAGATGCAGATATATATCTTACAGGGGATGATGATTTTAGATATGTTGAATTACACCTTGACAATGACCAGCTTGCACATAAAATAGATAAAAGGATAGGAGACTCTGCATTTGTTCCAAGAAGAACTTCTAGAGGAGAGGCTCAATCTATAAACTATCAATGGGAAGAAGGAAGGCCATTTCAATATACAGCTGAAAATGTTAATAATGCAGTTGGTGGTCTTTATGGTGATGTTGATAAATTACTTACTAAGAAAAACTTTTCAGATAAAACAGATAGTACTGCGCGCTCTATGATAATGGCAACAGTATTTTCTGATGTTATGGATACAGACCCAAGGGTTAGATTAAATCAAATTGCCTCTGATAAACAATATGATGAGCTAATTAATAAACTAGATAAAAAAGACTATTCAGGATATTTTGCTATATTGCGAGATTCAATGGGACTCACTGATGATGAAATTTTTGACATAAGAGAGCGTGCAAATATATTTATGAGTGGCCATTCTTATTATCATAATTCTATGCAAAAACAGGGAAATTAATATATGTCTACAACAAGAAGAATATTTGACGAATCAAGGCGTACTGGTATAGATACACCAAGACAAGGCGCTAATTTATATGACAGGGGAATATCAAAACCTGAAAAAGAAGTACCTGTTAACATCTCTAATATACCAAAAGAATACACATCTCAAGACGCTCAATCTCAAGACGGCAAATATGGCTTTGTTAATCAAAGTGTTTTTGGTGAAGGTAGAGAAGCTATAAATAGACAGCTTGCAGAAGGTATAGAAAAAGATTGGAGATACACACCTTTTGAAACTGGAGCTAAATATCGAGAAGAACAAATAAGTGTTGCTGAAAAAATGGGTCTTCCTGAACAGGCTGGAGACCATGTTTGGAACGCTGCTTTTTCTTCTAATTTTGAAAAAAATTATTATACTGTTGGTGGTCAACTTATTAGAAGTGTTACTGCTGGTGGTATGGATTTATTCTTAAATACTATAGGCGATGTATTAGATTTAGGAAACACTCTTATACATGAAGCTGGTAGACTTAGTGCGCATGTTATGTCTTATGGTGGGGAGGCTTTTATGGGCTCAGAATGGGGTGAACAAAAAAGAGAAGATATAAATAGAAGGTCTGCAAGCGGACCTATTGGTATAGATGTTTTAACTGAAGCTGTTCTTGGTATTAGTGTATTAGACCCAATTACTGATGTATTGAATGAAGCTGGAGATTGGTATGGAACATGGGATGATATGATTGATTTAGATGATGAATTGGAAAAAAACTTTTTTTATGACGAAAAGGGTAACTTTACGTTGAACTATAATCAAATGCTTAAGCCTCAATTTTGGTATACTAAATTTGGAAAAATGATTCCTAATTTAATTGGTTTTTATTTTGCAGGTACAAAAATAAGTAACCTTGCTAGAACAAGAGTTGCTAGTACTAGCTGGGGAGCGAAAAATATGCTTACCCCTATAAACATGACCACTAATCTTTCTAAGAACGTTCTTAATCCTGCGTTTAAATTTTTTGGACATAAGGGTATTGGAAAGATGCCTCAAGCTTATTGGGCCGCAAAAGACGTTGCTGCTGTTGGTGGAGCCGCTGTTGGTATTAATTTACTAGAAGGTGTAATGCTTGCTGGTGAAGCTAATAGAAAAGTTTTAGATGCAGGGGGAACAACTGCTCAAGCAGCAAGTGCTTCATTATATACTATGGCTAATAACATGGAATATATGTATGTAGATGCTATGAAATGGATGGTTATGTCTAAGTTTGTTGGAGGTGTTGGTGCAAAATTAAAAGTTAATTCTGCGGGAAGTTTTCTTCCAGCAGTTACTAATTTTACTATAAGTAGTGGTATAACAGTAACAGATGCTTATCTGGAGCAAGTTCAAGAAACTTATCAAGATTGGTCTGTTTCAAAAAATGCTCATAACGCCCTTGGTACAAAGTTTGAAGGTAAAGATAAAGATGGTAATATAGTTGATTTTTCAGGAGGAAATTTTGGTCAATCATTGCAAATATTTAAACAACAAGGTGGGTTTTGGGATTACTTTAATAGCCCAGAAGCGGCAGAAACTAGGCTTATATCTTCAGCTATGGCATTAGGTCCAGGTATTGCAGGTACTGTAGGTGGTGCATTTAAAGACACAATTAATGCTATGGCATTAAGAAGTTCTATTTTAGATGAAAAAATTAATGCCTCTGGAATGACGGATGGCAATAATTATAATTTACTTTTTGCTAAAGAAGCAGCAATAGCAAAAGAAAAAGGTATTATTGGAAAAGATTGGACTCCAGAGCAAAAGAAAATAATTCAAAATGAGATTGCTAAAGAAAACTTTTTGCTTGGTGTGGTTGCTGAAAGAGAAGTTGAGACTGCTATAGGAGAAGGTGGTAGAATAGATATAATGGTTAAGCAAGGTCAAATTACTAAGGAGCAAGGTCAACAGTATAAAGAGACTTTAACTGAAATGAACGAAACGTTTTCTAAGTTTGACAATGAGTCTCTTAAACAATTAACACCTCAGGCTAGAAAACAATTAGCAGAAGTTGCTTATTATAAAGACGCAACTCAAAGAATGTTAAATGAAACTGTTGCAAACAAACAAGCTCAAATAGATAAAGTTAAAGAAACTATAAAAGACCCTAAGCTTAGAAAGCAACAAATAGATTTTATAAATAAAGAATTTTCTATGCAAGAAAAGTCTTTTCAAGAAACTATAACAAATTATGAAAAAATAATTCCTCAATTATATTCAGACTCTAAAAAGTTTCATGAAAATCAACTAAAAGAAATTAAAAATAAGAATAAGAAAAAAAGAGATGATGTTATAAAAAAGAAAGAAGATAGTACTCCTATTAATATAAAACAAAAAGAATCTCAAAAAAAGAAAATAAGAGGCAAGAAGGCAAGTCAATTAAAGAAGCTTGGGTATACTAGTTCTCAAATGAAAAAACTTTCTGCGAGGGAGGTTAATAATATAATTAAAAACAAAACTCGACCTAAGAATCATTATAAGTATAGAGTTGTAAAAAATAAAAGTGGAAAATATAATATAGTGTCTCCAGATGGAACTATTGAAGTTTCTAATATATCTACTAAAAAAGGTGCAGAAAATATAGCTAAAGGCAAGACAGCGCAACTACCAACTTCTGGTAAGCAACAAGCTGATAATGTACAAAAAGAAATAGATAATTTAGCCATTCAATTAAATAAAGAAAAGAATGAGGGTAAAAAACAAAAGATTAAAGATAAAATTCTAAAGCTTTCTAAACAAAAGGCTGCTCTACAAAATGATGTTAGTATGAATCATGCAGAGAAGTCAGTTGATTCTTCAACAAATAAAAGAAACATAGAGAAAGAAACAATAGAAAAAGAAAAGACTGTTTTTGAAAAAGTTGCTGAACAAAAGAAAAATAGAATTAAAGAAATAGATGAGAGAATTGCGGCAATAGAAAAAAAGAGTAAAGAACAAGGCGCTTTATTTAAATCAGAAATAAATACCTTAAATAGATTAAAACTAGAAAGAAGCCAGTTAACAACAACTGAAGCTCAATTTAAAGATAAAAAAACTAGCCTAAAAGATTTACTACAAAGAAAAAAAGTAAACAAACAATCTGCTACTTCTCCTTATTATACTAAAAGACATATTGCTTTTGAAAAAGCTTGGAGAGATAAAATGATAAAGAAGGGTGTTAATATAACATTTATAGATAAGTTAATGATGAGTGAAGAAGGTCTTAGAACATTAGGGCTTACTCATGGTTTAAGTATGTTTATAGATGTGGGTAGTGCTAATCAAGAAACTATATTTCACGAAGGCTCTCACATATATTTAGGAGAATTTTGGAACTCACCTGTTGTAAAAGCTCTTAGAAATTTTATTGTACAAAAAGATAAAAATGGAAAGTTTGTTAATCCTGCGTATGAAAATACAAGAGAGGCTTATCCTGATATGATTTTATTTAAAAATAAAAAAGGAGAGGTATTTACTTTTGCTCAATTATTAAAAACACAAAATTCTATTGTTACTTGGTCTGAGTGGAAAAAAAGACCTCAAAATACAAACAAAACTATTAGTCAATACATTGATGCTTCTAAAAGGGCTCTTAAAGGTTATAAAGAATTACCTCCAAGTCAACAAAGATATGTGTTAGAAGAAACTCTTGCTGACCTTTTAGGTAAAAAATTAGATGAAAAAGCTTTAGATAAAAAGATTTCTAAAAATCAAGAGACAAGAAATGAGGCTAAAAATATTATAAGAAGATTTTGGGACTTTATAAAAAACATGTTTACAAGAAAAGAGGCTAAAGAAATTTTAGAAAAAACAGGAAACGAAAATCTTGCCCAACAATTTGATAAAGCATTAGAAGCTGTTGTTAAAGATTATAAAAATAAAGAAGGGCATTATTATACACTAAGAAAAGTTAGAGTAAATAAAAGAAGTTCTGAGAGTTTTCAACAAAGAGATAGGTCTCCTTTAATAAAGGAAAAAGTAAACAGAAGAATTGATGATGAAATTAACCTTTTAAAAGACGAGGTATTTACAGAAGAAATGATGGAGTATCCTTATTATGAAAATGGTCAAATCACTCCTGCTGGAAAAAAGAAGTTAAAAGCTTTTATAATAGAAAATAAAGAAATTTTAAATAACTCATTAATTTCTTACTTTGAAAACGAAAGAGAACAGTTAGCAATTGATTATATAGAAGAGAATTGGAATCGTATATTAAATGAGGCTTTACTATCTCAATCACTTGTGAGTACAGATGTGTTTTCAGAAGATGGTCAAAACTTACTTGAAGAAGAATTGGAGGTTGGAACTATGGATGCTTATATGGAAGATAAAAGAAGTGGAGAGGGCGAGACTTTATCTGCTGCTATAAATGAATATACTAGCATGGAAAATCTTGGGACGCTTCATTCTAAAAAAGGTAAAGAAGATAGGGATAAAAAATTAGGAAGAAATGCAGTAAGAAGAATACTTTATAATGCTGCTTGGGAAAGTGCTACCCTTGAAGAATTTAAACTTAAAGTAGAGCAATCTTTAATTAACCTTAAAGAAAACAATCTTCAACCAACTGAAAATGCTATGCTAGCAAGGTTTGCTAATTATTTAGCTGAGTCATATATAGCCAGTAAGTATAAAGGTTCATCAATTGATTTAATGGATAATGTTATTAATGACATGTATCACGAATTAAATGCTTTTAAAAATATAGATTTTTATAAGTTAGATTATAGAGATGGTAAGCCTATGATAAGTCCTCATAGAAGTGGTAAGCAAGTAGGTATGGAAAAAAACATTCGTCTTAGAATGAAGAATGATATGACAATATCTTCACCAACCAGAGTTAATCAAGACAAGTCTTTTGATGCAAAAGAAATTTCTAAACTTAGATTCTTATCTAATGTAGGTGGTTTATATAAAATAGTAAATAATGATAACTTATCTTTAATAGAAAAAAGAAGAGCTGTTGCTGAATTCTTATATCATAATATAGTTCCTGCTAATTATAAAGATTCTATTAGTCCTCAAGAGCTAGAAAAGGGAGAGTTAATTGATAGTTTTATACCACAAGATATTCCTAAGCTAGATAAGAACGGTAAGGAGATGAAAGATGATAAAGGTAATGTTATCATGGAGAAAGATAAGAATAGCGCTACTCATCAATTAATTAGAGACACGGGTATATTTATTTTTAATGGAAAAAACCCAGAAAGTATTGGTAAGAAAGCTATATTAAATTCATTTCAAAAGTGGTCTAAAACAAGAGATGTACAAGAAAACTTTAGTACAGATGAAATGAATAATCTAAAAGAGTTAGTTGAATACTCTGTTGATAATAGTACTTATAAAGGAATTAAAGATACTAGACCTAGAATAAATCTTAATGTTAATTCTAATAATATAGAGTTTAACCCTATGTATTTAAAGCAAGGAAAGCCTACTCCTAGAATATCTCATCAAATTAGAGAGTTTGGTATTATAAAAAAACTATCTATCGCTTTAGCAGAAAGAATTGCTAAGGGAGAGTTTTTAACGCAAGTAACCATGCCTAATGGAGAAAAGACTAATCTTATATCTAAAAAACATCAGATAGATATATTAATGAACAAGCTTGATAACTTAACTCCAGCTGAAATGATTGAGCTAGAAGGGGTGTTTGGTGATAACGCATTGTTTCAAAAAATTAAAAATGGAGAAAGAGTAGAGGTGGTGCAAATGATAGGAGGTCTTGTTAATAATTCAGCTTATAATTCTGGAAGCGAAACTTCTAATCAAAGAACAATGATGGATGTGTCTTTATTAGCAGAGGCCATCTCTGGTAAAAGCTCTACGTATAGTCAGAACATTTCTATATTCTCAGATAAAAGTCTTCATTTAAGAATTAATAATGCAGATTTATTAAGCCCTTCAGAAGCTTGGGCTAAGGCTGAAGAGATTCATAAAAAAGGAGATAAGTTTTTGGAAGGAGATATTCCTGTTTTTGATTTGTATGATAAACAAGGAAACAAACTTAAAAAAGAAATACAAAGTCTTGATAAGTTTATTAGGTCTCAGCCTAAAGAATTAATAAGTAAGTCTATTCAAAAGAAAATGAAAGGCGATAAAACTGCTTATAATAGATTTTTAGGACAAATAGTTTTAAACTATGCTATAAACAAATATCATGCCAAAGACCTCTTAATTGGACCAGCTAAACATTTTAAAGGCCCTAATGATTATATTAAAAGAAGCGCTGGTTCTGTAGCTATGCACGTTCAGTGGGATTCTAATTCAAGAATAGAACCTATAATGTTAAAAGATGTTAAAGTAGATGGTGTTAATAAAACAGATGCTTGTTCTTTTATTACAGAGTCTATGGCAAGAAAGATGGTTAAAAATAAATATGGAGGATTAAGAAAAGTAGGAGACCATTACAAGTTTGTTTATAATGGACAAAATTTAGACAATAAAACATTTTCAAATAAAGCTGGTGAAAGATTTCCTTTCTATGGAAAAACTAATGTCTTTGTTCTTACAGATAATTTTATATTAAAGAACCCTAATTTTAAAAGCGTTAGAGACTCTTTAGATATTAGAGATAGAGCAACTCCTAATAATGTTATGCCTGTAGTAATGTTTAGTTCTTCTATAAAAAATCAAAGTCCAGGTATAAAAAACAATCTTTTAAATGTAAATGATTTATCTAGACTTAATAAGACTAATGAAGATGGAAGTGTTTTGTTAAATGACCATCAAAATGGTATGTGGAAAGATAATGATATATATGGATTAGATGGTTCTTTCTTTGGTATACAAACAGAGTTAGATAAAAAATCCTCATCATCAACTATTGCTAAGCAAATATTGTTTCATTTAAACTCTATACCTGCTGACATAAAAAATTCTAACAATGTACAACAACTTTGGGTTGACGCTTTTAAGTCTCAAGTAGAAAGTATATTAGCAGAAAACTTTATATCTGGAGAGGTAACAGCAGATAAAATAAAGAAAGTTTCTGAGAAGCTAGCAAAGAGTGCAGATACTAATGTGTTTTCTCAAGCTGCTATAGATTTATTAGCTACAGGTAGTTTTGATAATGGCTCCGTTGATTTAAGAAGAAGACTCGCTAATTCTATCTTAAAAAAGAAAGCTTTAAGAATGAGAGGTAAAGGGGGCGTAACTTATCAATCTACTGATTTTGGTGTAGGTACTAAAGTTAGCCTTGATAATATATCTACTAATGATAAGTTAGGCTTAAGGGGATATAAAAAAGATGGTAAGAATTATAAAGCTGCTCAAGTAGCAGTTCATGAAGGAATGGGTCTTAAAATAGGTGAGAAGGTTATATTACAAAGAGTCCCTGCCTCTAAGCTAGGGGACGCTGTAGTTGGTGAGGTCACTCAAATTATAAAAGGTTCTGGAAGTATGGTTATGATTCCTTCTGAAATTTCTGATTTAATTGGTTCTGATTTAGATGGAGACGCTTTACATGTGATATCTAAGCATCAAGAAATATCTAAAAAAGGTGACAAAACTATTAAACAAAAATTAACTGATTCTCAAAATAAATATAATAAAGCTTTTGATGCAACCACTAATCTTATGTTAAGTGAAAAGTATCATGAGTTTATGATAAAGTCTATAGGCTTTGATGCGGTAGTTAAAAAAGCTAAAAATAAGATAGAGTCTAAAAAAATTAAATATACTGAGTCAGACATAAATGATTTAAGTATTATTAATGATAATAAAAAGTTTCGTTCAAATAGAGAGGGTCAAAAAAATATAGGTAGGGCTGCCCTATTTAATACGTTATACAAGGTTCTTAGTTCATATGAATTAAGTGTAACAGGAAAAGCTATGTTTAGGGGTGACATTAAAAACGCTGGGTTAAAAAATAATAAATTAGATAATAACTATTTAGGTAATAAGGGTAGAGGATTTAATTTAGCTTATATGTTAAACATCTTTTTAGACGACGCTAATAAAGGTAATGCAAGTGAGTTAAATATGAATACCCAAACCTTTAATATGTGGTCTCAACTTCTTGCTAGAGGAATGTCTTTTGATAATGTAGCCGTTCTTATGAACTCTGATATAGCAAAAGATTTTGTTGAGCAATACCAAAATTCTCCTGAGTCATCCACGTTTGATATTGTGCAAAGCCTTCTTAATGAAATAACAGATATTCCTTTTTGGCAAATACCTGATAGAAGTATAGATTTAAATAACTTAAATAATGAGTCTTCAAAAATTGGAATGCTTCAGTTGATTGTTAAATTAAATAATTCTTCATTAAGAGATAATACAAATACTCTTGGGGCTTTAGCTAATTTAGATAGCTCGCTTCCTGAAACTGGTTTAGGTGTTGCAGATTTAATTAGAAAAGTAATTCAACTTTCTCACATTCATAGAGATAATGTAATGTCTTCTCATAGATTATTTAGTAAAACTTTAACACAAAGTCAGGTAGATGGTTTATTGTTAGCGTTAAAAAATGGAGACATGAAAACTATATCTGAATCCATAAACCTTAAGCATCCTATATTACAAAAGAATTTTAACATCTTATTAAAACAAGCAGAGACAATAAACTCAGACCCAGCTTATGCTGGTGATTGGCGTTCTGTAATGAGAAGAGTATTAGCTGTTAATGCTTCTGATTTTAGAAATCTAAACTCTAAAGATATAATTGGAATGGAAAATACTGTTCGTTCTATTAGATTAGCTCAAAGCGGTATATATAATTTTAGTTTAACTAATGTATTTGGGGATTATTATTCTAAAAATGAAAGGGTGTTAGAGGAATTAAATAATCCTAATACAAGTTTTGAAAGAATTTTAAACCTTGGTCTTAATCATATTGATATGTTATCTAAAGGCGATATGAATGGGGTATATTCTTTTATAAATAATTATTGCACTATAGAGCAATTAGAGATAACAGAAAATATTGGAAGGGGTAGGTATTTAGAAAGCACTGGAAACACAACAAAGGTATCTATGACGGCAGATGGAGTGTTTGCTCAAGGTATAATTGCAGGGGACTTAAAAAACAATACAACTATTAAGATTAACGATAGAGGGGTTAGTAATCCAGAGTCTGCTAGAAAAGCATTTGAAAAATTACCCGCAAGAGTAAAAGATTTTTTACTTGCTTATGACCTTATATCTAATCAGCATACTGGGCCTACAGCTTTACTTCCTTATTTAGGAGGTTCTGCTGCTAAAGTTAGTAACGTAACAAAGAGTCAGCTTATCAAATCAAAAGGGCAAGAGTCTCGTAAAGGTAAAATTACTGCTGAATTTGCAGATAAAGTAGCTGACCACATTCTTGTTAATAATAAAAATATAAATAAGAAAGTTTTTATAGACGCTTCTTATAGTGTAGAGGGAAATAATATTGTAAGAAATGATAATTATAATTTAGAAGGAGGAAATTTATTTATAAATAATGAAATTTATTCTGTTGACGCTAAGTCTAAAATTAAAAAGTCTTCTCAAAAACAAAACGTAACTCTTTTATATAAGGCTAATATCTCTACAGAGGGTAAAGTTACTTTAACACCTATAGCATCTTCGTTTACTAGAGACAAAAGAATGCCTTCTAGAATAGATGTTGTAGAAAGAGATATGAATATAGAGTCTAAGGAGTCTAATATAACTACTGATGAGGTATTCCCTCAAAGAAAAAGAAACGTTACTCATAAAACATTAGCTACTATAGATGGAAAGGAAATGAAAGATACAGATGGTATGTTTGTTAATGAAGAAAAGTATTTAACAAATGATGAAATCTTTCACCAAAGAAATAATACTAATAGGGATTTCCAAGAATATGTAAATTCATATGGAACTCATGTAGACTTAGATGCATTAAAAAAACAAAACCCAAAAGCTTATAAAAAAGTAGAAGAACAATATCAAAGATATCAGGAGGATATACATAAGGTAGCTAAGTTAGAACAGACTTATTTTTCTAGAGATGAAAATGGTATTAGTGTTATTGAAGACACGGAAATTGGTATAGATGATATGTTATCTATATTAAAAAATGAAATAAACAACTTAGACCCTATTGCTGCGGCTAACATAAGAGAAAAGATGAATAGAGCTTTAGGTGCTAAGATGCACTTATCTAATATAAAAGATGTTATTAAAGCTGTAAAGGACCAAGGATTTTCTCAACAACAAGTAGATGCTTTAGTGGACATGCAAGAAAAGTTAGAGAAAGGCCATCCTCTTGGAACTAAAGATATAAGCTGGGCGCAAATGTGGTTAGATTCTAATATATCTTCTTCTGAAAGAGGGGAGATTTCTTTTATACTTAATGAGCTGAATAAGTCAGAGATGCATTATTATAAAGAAAATAGGAGAATAAGAAGGAAAATGGACAAGGCTTATAATAAGCTTCTTAAGAGTAGATTAAATTGGTTTAAGTTTGTTCCTTGGTTTGTGCATAAAGCCATACATACATATGTTCCTTATGGTAGATTTTTATATAATAAATTTCTTTTTAAGAATTTAGTAGAAGACCATGAAGTTGTTAATTCGCAAACTGGTAAATATGAAAGAGTGTTGAGGTTTAAGAATTTTATGAATACTGATGGAACAATTAGTGATGCTAAAGTAAAAAATGCTAACCTTACAGAAGCTGAAATAAATTATTTAAGAATGTATGTTGAGACAACTGGAATGTTTGAAAATCATCTTTCTCAAAAAACAGGGCCAAATGGAAGGCCTTTATTAGAGGATGGTAGAGGCTCAAGGTATATACCTAATATGGCTGCGGGTAAATTTGAAATGATGATTAATAGAAATATGACAGCCGCTTTTATAGGCCATAACTATGATTCTAAGCTTAGAGATATTGCTGTTGTAGGAGAAATGGATGGTGTTACAGTGACTGCTCCTTTGGGTCAATTTGTTGAGTACTATAAATTACAACAAATGGATAAAGGAAAAGGCGTAAAAGATATGAAGTCTAAAAGACAACTTAAAGCTCTTTTTAATCAAGCTAATAGATATGTTAAGGGGGGTAAAGATGCCTTAGGAAACCCAATTATATTAATAGAAGATATTGTTAATGTAAGTGATGCTCATAGTTTTGATAGAAATTTAGCATCACGTTCTTCGTCTGCAGAGTTTTCGGCTTCATCTGATATACATAATAACTTAACAAAATATGTTAATAAAACTATGTGGGCGCATGGGTTAAACACGCAATCTGGATTTAGCTTTAGAGGTATGATGGAAAAACTTCCTTTAATTGATGGCGCTATATCTTATACTTCTTTTAGAGGAAACCCTTTTGCGCAAAGATGGATAAAAGATTTATTAAGAGATAGGTATGTTCTTCAAAAAACTGCAAGAAAATCTATTTTTACTAAAGATGGAAAAAGAATATGGGCTGATAAGATAGCTGATAACTTACAGAAATGGACTATGTTTGTTGGTTTAGGTTTTAATATTACCGCTGCTGTTGGTAATATAGCTATAGGTAAATACAATACATTTAGAAGAGGTGGTATTAAAGAGTGGGGAAGAGGTGAGTCTAGATTCTGGGGAATTGGTCAAAATGGTATTTATAGTAATGAGTCTAGAAAAAAAGCTACAGCTATAGCTATAGAGTTTGGAATTATTACAGATGCCACAGAACAATTATCAGAAGGTTTGTTTGATGGTGGGTTTGGTAAAATTATGTTTGCACCAATGTCTGTGTCTGAGAAATGGATACAAAGAGTTGGTTTTGTTGGTCAGTTAACTCAAGAAGAATGGAATTCATTTACTATTAATAAGAATGGAGAGGTAGAGGTAATAGATTCTGCTGTATATGAACAATTAACTAAAAATGCTGATAGATATAAATCAGATGTATATGCTGTACAAGGTAGAGGTTATACTGCTTTAGACCAAAGGTTAATACAAACTTATAGTTTTGTTAATACCCTTCTTCAATTTAAAAGATGGTTACCTACATTTATATGGGACAGATGGGGAGGAGAAAAAATAGATAGATTTAATAGAGGGCATGTGGGTTCTACTAGAGCTACCATTTCTTTTGTTAGAGATATTGTTAGAGATAAAGATTTTGATGTAAGAAAATGGAAAGGTAAGTTTAAAGACCTTCCTAAGCATAGACAAGAAGCTATAGCAAAAGCGGCTAGAGGAACTTATGGTATGATATTTGTTTTAGGATTGATATCAATGATAGGCGGATTTAGTGATGATGATGATGAAAGTGGAACTATTGGAGAGTTAAAAGATTTATTCTGGGATATGAATTTAATGATGAACATAGATAAATGGCAATACTTAATGAGTGTTCCTGCTTTAGATACAGGTCTTAATGTTCTTAATGGATTAAAATATATAATATCTGGCTCAGAATACCAAAGAGACACTAAATATTTTAAGAAAGGAACTAGTAAGGCTATGGGTACTTTGCCTAAATTATTCCCTAAACCAATTAGGAAATCATTTGAGAGGTAGTGGCAAAAATTGATATAATAAAATTTAGTATATTTGTATAATAATAAAACCGATTTATAATGGCATATTCAACAACACCTACTGCTAAAGCTACTTTGACTTTAACTACAACAGGGATGTCGTCTTCTGACGCATCTATAACTACTTCTATGGACATGCATGATGTGGCGCATAGATTAGGATGTACAAGAACTACTGGTTTAAAAAGAGCTAATGGTACAGATAATAGTAATGCTGGTATTTTAGTATTTGATACTTCATCTTATTCTGCAGCAAGTGGTGCTACAACTAGAGGTAGAGGATATCTTTATATTAAAAACCCTAATACAACAACTAAAGGAACTAGAAAATTTTCTGTTTACGAAACTAATGTAAGTGGGGCGTTGTTATGTGAATTATATGAAGGTGATTTTATATTTATGCCCGTAACACTTCATGATGGGGCTGATATAACCGTTCATTCAGATGACGATACTTGGCCATTAGAGTATATGATAATATATGAAGGTGCTGATGCAGCATATATACCAGGACAAGAATTATAATAATTAAAAAAAAATAAAATGGCATTTAAATCAACACCAACAACAAAAGCTACAATAACTATAACAAGTTCTGACTTGTCTAGCGCTGCTATAAATGTAACTTGTAATTCAACTTTATATAAAAGAGGCTCTAAAGCAGATGGACTAGATGTTTCATCTGGTGTTCAAAGGTTTTCACCAGGACAAACTGGGGCAACAAAAATCATTGAGGCTGATAATGTTACTGCTGATAAAAATGGATTTATATATATTAAAAATTTATCTACAACAGCAGGAGAAGAGTGTATAGTTTTATATGCATCAACAAGCATTGGAAATGTTCCTCCAGGGTCAGCTGTATTGCTTCCTTATGATGGAAATAGTGATGTGAATATAACTTGCGCTTCTGCAGGAGCAACACAAGAAATTGAGTTCTTACATATATATGAGGACACAACATATTAATAATTAAAAATATAATATAATGGGAAGTTTATTAGACCAAATTAAACGTACATCAAAACCAAGTAAAGGTGGTGCCGCTAAAGGGCGAGCTAAATCTAGAACTAAAAGTATCGGCTCTATGTCAAAGAAAAAATACGCTGAAACTGAAAAAGGTAGAAAAACAGGAAAACCTGCAAGAAGCGTTAGAACTAAAGGTGCTAAGTCTTTGTCTAGAGGATAAAAATTAAAATATGGCTACCAATAAAACGTCTATTTATGATGGCTCTGTTTTTATAAACAATACTATAGACCATTTAGATTTGTCTGGCTGGATAAATAGAAAGGCGGCTGTAGTAAGCGCTGGTGCTGGCACAAAGACTGTGAGATTGAATGGTGCTGTTGATACTTTAATATCACCTGGAGACAAGTTAATGAAAAGCTTGACTAATGAATTAATAGGCACAGTTGAGTCTGTGAGTGCGTCAAATGTTAGCTTTCATCAAGGAACAAAAATTCATTTAGTTCAAGATGATTATGTTCATATTTATCCTAAGTTTGAAATAGTTAAAATTGATTTCATAGGTAATGAAACATATTTATTAAAGTTAACACCTTCAGATAGAAGGTTTGTGGGTCAAGATTTGCCAGATTTGGGCACATGGGCTCAAAATACAGTAAGTGATTATGGAACTGTTGCTGAAAATGGAACATTAATGTATGACGGAGCTCAGTTAATAGGTACCTCAATAGAGGGTAGGTGGAAATATGTTATGATAGACTGTACTGGTGTTGGGACCACAGAGTCTGCTATTTGTTATTTAAGAGCAACCCCAACAATAATGTAATAAAAAAATAAAATTATGCCAAGTAATAAAACAAGTTTATATGATGGTCAAGTTCATCTATATGCCGCATCAGCAACTAGCTCACTAGATTTAACGGGTAAAATAGGATTAGCTGATGGAGCTTATACTGCAGGAAGCACGACATTAACTTACGATGGAGGAACAGCTGATTTTGTAGCTGGAGATGAGGTTTATGGATGTGAGGCGACAGGAAGTGGTAGAATAAAGCATATAGGAACTGTTAGTAGCGTTTCTGTAAATAGTGGTACTTCTGCTGGTAGTGATTTAGATGCTACAATAACATTAACTAAAGGAGCTAAAATATCTGGAGCAGATAACTCTCATATAATTAAAGACTTACCTAAATTTGAAATAGCTGCTATACAAATAATAAAAGCAGGTACTTTAACTGATTTAATTCCTGCGGAAAATAGATTTCCAAGAACAATACAAGCTGATGGCGCAACATCTTTTGATGATGGATATGAGGTCTCTTATTATGGAGCTACAGACGGAAGTGCTGGAACGGCTATAGCGGGAGATATAGAAGCTGGTATAACTATAGAGGGAAGATGGAAGCATGCTACTATAAGTAGTGCTGATGTTGCTATATGTCACTTAAAGGGAGTTCCTTATAGAGGTTTAAAAGACATGCAATAATGAGAAAGATACTAATACTAATAGTAGTTCTATTAATATCTTGTGCTACTCCAAAAAAATGTTGTTCTCAAGAGATTAAGAACTTTTTTAAATATTCTACGTTTTATGTATCAAGCTCTACAGGCTCTTCTACATTAGAAGATGGAATGTTTAAGATAGAAGATAAAGAGTTAATAGATATAACACAGGTTAATCCTTTTGATTATAATTATACTATAGGATTGCGTAAGGTGGCTCGTTTTGATTACGAACACAAGGTTAAATCATTTTATGATGGTTCTGAGTCACAAATATCAAATAAAGCTCCTATAGGTAACGCTAAGGGCTTTGAATACCTTGCTAACCTATCTTTAGTACGAGATAGGGGGAATGAGTTTATAAATCAGGATTACTTCTTACGTTATTTGGGTGATTCGTACCTTATTAAGGCGCAATTTGTAGATAATCAAAAATTTGATTTAAAGTACGTTTTATCTGATATAAGATGGAGAAAAAGCTTGGGAAACTTTGATTTCTCAATGGGTGCTGCTTTTAGAATGCACCCTACATACGGATTTCTTCCAATATATGATTTTTGGGACCCAGCTGTAACACCGTTCTCTGAGATTGCAGAGGACTTTGGGTATGTAAGTGAACAATGGAGTCAGGCAGGATATGTAAACTATGATTGGTTTGACATATCTAGTGGAGACTCTATACAGGTTGCTCATACTACGGGAGAATTTATGAAGCACTATTTTGGTAATGCTATAGATAATTTTAATGATAGTGAACTACGTAAACTTGGTTTACAAAAGGAACTGTCTGTTGTTGTTGGAGCAGCTTATTACAAATGGTCTTCTAATTGGTGGTTACACGGCTGGATGAATGTTCTCCCTTACCATTTTGGTCTAGATGATTATAGCTTTGACTATAATGACGAAGATTGGGCTCAGGAGAGCATACCAGCCATTATAGAGTGGGACATGGGATTAGTATTCGGTGTTAAGTTTTCTAAGAATCTAGGGTTTTTTATTGAAGGAACTCATCAAAGATTCTGGATGCGACCTGTTTACGAATTTAAGATTGGAATAAATTACTTATTTTTGTAATATGAAGAAGTTATTAATATTATTATTTGTATTTGGTTATGGATTTAGTCAAACGAACTGCGAAGACTGTGTGGAGCAAGGTGGATTTTATTGTGGAGATGATACTGCTAATTGGACTCAGTATAGTCCTAATGGTTGCGTTCCTAATGGTTTTAATGGGCTTTACTACCTTAATGATGGGTGGGAAGATTGTGTGGATGCTTCAGATGAGCAAGACGCGGTACCTACAACGCTTGAGGAATGCGCTCCGCCAGCTGAAGAATGCGATACAGTTTATGTAGATGTTCCTATTTATATATATGAGACTATTTTCCAAACAGATACTATATATAATACAGAGTATATAACCCAAATAGTTTTTGACACTATAGTAGAAATTGAGTATGAAACTATATTTGAAGAGATATTTGTTACAGACACGTTATGGATGGAAGGGGCGTTAGATACAATGTATATAGATGTAATAGAATATGTAGATGTATTTGTGTTTGATACAATAGTACAAATAGAAACAGAATATATAGAATTTTTTACTACAGATACTATAATAGAGTATGTAGAAATAATTAACACAGAGTATTTAGATTGCGACACAGGACTTCCTTGTACATCTAATATACCTGAGTTGTTAAATAAATCAAAATTAGACGATACAATGTATAATCTATTAGGCCAAGCTATAAGACAGCCTGATGGGATATATATACAAAATGGTAAAGTTAAATATAAATTAGATTAATATGAATATTTTTAAAGATAGTAATGATTGGAATGAGAAAGCTGTAGTAGGTTTTATAGCTTTTTTAATTATGGTTATTGTAATGATAATTGATTTAGTAACTGGCGCTGCTGGTTCAGATTTAGTAATTAACGAATTTGTTTATGACTCATTTGTATGGGTTGTTTTAGGATGCTTTGGAATTAGTGGTGTAGAAAAGTTTGCTGGAAATAACAAATGTAAAGAATGTAAAAAATAATGGGTAACGGAAAGAAAAAAATAAAAAAGTTTGTAAAAAACTTATTTGGTAAAGATTTTCATGTTATGAATCATTCTGAATACGGTCCAGGAACAGAGTTTACTGTAGGTAAAAAGAAAACTAAAGTTAAAGGGCCTAAAGGAAAAGAGATTTATACGGATAAGGATAAAAAAGTGGTAGATTTTGCTTTGAGCCAAATGTCTGCAAAAAAGGGTGGTGTAGTAAATAGGTTTAAAAAAGGAGGCATAATACAACACGACTAATGGCTAAAGAACTATCAGAAGAAAGCAAGTTTCAGGTTAGTGTTAAAACACTTATTGGTATTGCCGTTGGTATAGCTACTGTTGTATCTGCTTATTTTGGTTTAATGGGTAGTATAAACTCTAAGTTTGTTGAACTAGAAGATAAGGTTGAGGATGCTTTAGAAAAACCTAAACCAGGAACAGGTACTTATACAATAGATATGGGAGACCCTGCTGCTTCACAGACATGGCCCCCTACAAGAATGGAGTTCAATATGAAGGATGAGATGGCTAGACAGAAAATTGACAATATAATAAAAGAGTTAGATGAACTTAAGGAAGATATAAAAGAGATTAAAAAATGATTCGCAGAATAGACATAACATCATATTTATACATCTTAGTGATGATGCTTATGTTTATTTGTGGAACTTCTTTTGGGCAAGACTTTATTAACTCTAATGATTTTGATAAAAAAATAGCTAAAGACATAGTAGTAGTAGAATTTTGGGCAGGATGGAATGCTCACAATGAATTTAAAGAACTTATAAAATTAAAGGATTGTGTGGTATATAGAGTTGATATTGCTACTTATATGGACATTCAAATGGCTTATGATGTCTCTGCCATTCCGACTGTTATCATCTTTGATAATGGTGAGGAAAAGGAAAGGTTCAAGCCAAACGTAATGTTCCAATTAGATGCTAGTAAAAAAACAGTACAGAATTCAGTGGATACATTGACGTTAAATAAATTTCAATAATGGCAAATACAGTAGTTACACATCCAGCACAAAAGCTTAAGATTAAACACATTAGAGGTAGTCATTTTAAACTTGTAGTTAACATTAAAAATAATGATGGAACTAATTATGATTTTACTAGTAACCCTAACGATTCTACTGAATTAGATACTAGTGTTTTTAAGTTTTTTGATTCTGAAGGCGCCTCTCCTCTTAATGTATTATTTGAAGGGCAGGTAGCGGCATTTCCCTTAAATCAAACGATTACGGTAGAAGTAGAAGATGGCAAGTTAACTATAGAATTTACTAATAACATGCAAGAATTTTCTCCTCCAGCGGGAACATACAAATATCATGTATCTACAACAGATTTTTATAATAAACAAACTGTGTGGTTGTATGGAGATTTTATTGTTAAAGATGTTAACACATACGCTAACCAAGATGTATAATGAAGAAGTTAATATATTAAATGCGAATATTGGTGAGGTTACTATAAACTTACACCCTACTAAGACTAATGTAACTATTAATACCCCTGCATATTTAGAAATAAAAAACAATAAACCTCGCATAACTGTAGATACTAATAAGCCAACTATATTAAATAACAAAAAAACTATATCTACCTCAAATGGAGCAGAGATTACTATTAAGTTAAACACTAAATTTATTCAAGTATGAGGTTGAGCAGAAATTTTATGTTAAGAGAATTTGTTAATAGCACAACTGCGGCTAGAAAAGGTATAAGTAATAAGCCCACAGAGGTTCATTTAGCTAATTTATCTTTTCTTATAAACAATGTTATACAGCCTATTAGAGATAAGATAGGGCCTATAAGAGTAACCTCAGGGTACAGAAGCCCAGCTTTAAACCGTGCTATTGGAGGAAGTTCTCGCTCACAGCATTCAAAGGGAATGGCGGCGGACATACAGTTCGTTAGAGATAATGAAATGGATAATAAAGTTATTTTTGATACTATATTAGAAATGGAGTTAGACTTTGACCAAATGATTAATGAATTTGATTATTCTTGGATTCATATATCTTATAACAAAAAGAAAAACAGAAAGCAAGTATTAGAGGCTTATAAGGATGCTAATAACAAAACAAAGTATAGAGAAGTAAAAACCAATTTTAAAGGATTATGATAAAAGGAATTTTAAATAAACTTGTTGGTGATGCTGGGAGTATCATAGACAATGTAGTAACAACTAAGGAGGAAAAGATGCAATTGAAGAACGAGATGAAGAAAATGATTCTTGATTCTGAAAATGATTTGCAAAAGAATGTTACGGATAGATGGAAGGCAGACATGAAATCAGATAGCTGGTTAAGTAAGAATGTAAGGCCTATGACTCTTATATTTGTATTAGTATGTACAATGTTATTAATCTTTATTGACGCTGGTACAATAGATTTTGTTGTTGAAGAAAAATGGACAGATTTGTTACAATTAGTTTTGATAACAATCGTGGGGAGCTACTTCGGAGGAAGGTCCATCGAAAAGTTAAAAAGTGGTAAAAATAAATAGTTATGGCTAAGTCACCTGCATGGCAACGTAAAGCTGGAAAAAACAAATCTGGTGGTCTTAATGCTAAAGGAAGAGCTTCTTATAAAAAAGCTAATCCTGGTAGTAAACTTGCTGCACCCGTAACTGAAAAGAGTCCTAAAGGAAAAAGAAAATCTAGAAAAAAATCATTTTGTTCTAGGATGAAAGGAATGAAGAAAAAATTAACAGGTTCTAAAAAACGTAGAGACCCTAATTCAAGAATAAATAAATCACTTAGAAAATGGAACTGCGCTAGTGGTTGCGTTGTACCTACACAACACGATTAATTATGGCAAAGAAAAAAGGTATAGATGGAAAAGCATGTTGGAAAGGTTATCGTTATGCGGGAACTAAAAAGGGTAAAGATAAATGTGTTCCTGTTAAAAAAAGAAAAATGAAACATGGAGGTAAAATCTGTTGTTTATTAGAATATCAAAAAGATTAGTTATGGATAATAAATTAAAAAAAGTAGTAAAAGAATTAAAAAAAGCATCTAAAATGCATTTATCACAAGCAAAAATTCTTGATAGGCACATTAAGTCTATGAAAAAAATGGGTAAAAAAAAATAAAACATGGCAAGAAATTCATTAGCAGGTAAAGGTGCAGGTAAATCTAGAACAGCAAAGTTTTATGCAAAGAATAAAAAATCTAGGGACAAAAAGAAAGCTTATGATAAAAAATATCATAGTTCAACTGAAAGAAAAAAATACCGTGCATCATTAAATAAAGCCAATAAAAAGAGTAAAACAAGTAAAAAAGGGGACAAGAAAGATATGTCTCATACACGTGGTGGTAGCCTTATATTAGAAGCTCAGAAAAGAAATAGGGCTAGAAATAGGGGTAAAAAGTAGTAATTAACACTATATTGTTAATAAAACCCATATTATAATACCTTTTTTTAAAAAAATTTTAGGATATTGGCAATGTTTTATTATGAAACCGAAAAAATTTTTAATTATAACTGCTGTATTTGTTACAGAAAATAAGTCAGATTTAGACCCAAAACTAAGAAATCTACCAGGCAAGTGGGACTTAATCAATACAGATGGCTCCTTATCTATCGTAGACAATCCCTCAGAAAAAAAAGACGAAGATATTATAAAGCTTGCCTATATAAAACCATTAAAACAAAATAACTTAGATAACAGAACTTATAAGCAAGTAGATTCTATGGAGGCTTATATAAAATACTTTATTCTTAGAAACCCAGATATGTATATATGTGATGTATCTTTCTTTTATGAAGACTTAAAGACTGGATTTAATATAAATAATTTAGTAGATGAGATGGGTATAAACAAAAGAAGTATAATGTTATTTTGTGATTTAGAAACAACAATCCCAGATTATGAAGAAATCAGAAGAAGTTAAAAAGTATTTACTAGAGAATCCTGATAAACAAAATGGAGACTATGCTAATACTGCCGCAATGTTTGGCACTAATTATGAACAAGTAAGAAGTCTTGCTAGAACTATACGTGGTTCACATACTAATGCTAGGACTAAAAAAAAGGAGCGTATGAGCATGGAAGAGGGTCCAGAAGGTAGATTTATAATAGCAGAAGATACAACTAGAGTAAAGTCACTAGATGATTTATTAGAAGCATTTAGTGTAGATGATAGTGAATGGGAGGTAGATTGGTATGATATAGGAACTTATGAGCAAACAGGTTTTGATAATGAACGTAAGCCTGTCACTATTACGATGTATCGTTGTAAAGCAAAATTAAAAAAAGTAAATCCATTTAAGAATCTAGAATTAACTAGACGTTCATTAATGGAAGATTTAAGTCAACTTACAAAGAGAACTCCAAAACACAATAAGATTATAAATGGACAAGATACTACCGAGCATCTGCTAGAGATTGGAGCATATGATTTACATCTAGGTAAGATAGGTATTATAGGTGATGAATATAGTATGGATATTGCTGAGGAAAGATTAATGAAAGCTATTGAACATATGTTGATGAGAGCATCATCATTTACTATTGATAAGATATTATTTGTGGTAGGTAATGATTTACTTAATACTGATGGAGATAAACCTGTTCCAAGAACGACTAAAGGAACTCCTCAGTATAATAGTGACCATCATATAGAAATGTATAAGAGGGCTCGTAAGTTAATGATTATGGTTATAGATGAATTGTCTTCTATATGCCCTGTACACGTTGTGGTAATGCCTGGTAATCATGATGAGGAATGTATAATGTACCTAGGAGACGCATTAGAGTTGTTCTACGAGCAGAATGATAATGTTCTGGTGGATAACACTAGACCGTTAATGAAAGGTTTTAAATACGGTAAAAACTTAATTGCATTTGACCACGGTCATAAGATGAAAGCTGAGAAAGCAGTTCAAGTACTACCTCAAAGGTTTAAAGAAATGTGGAGTGATGTAGATTATTGTGAATTACATAGGGGACATTTACATGGAGTACATCATAATAAGATTGGTGCTACTAAAGAGTATAGTGGAATTACCGTAAGGCATTTAGGAAGTATGTGTGCAACTGACCAGTGGCATGATGATAAAGGATATGTAGGTAACATTAAAAGGGCTCATGGGTTTGTATGGAGTAAGAACAATGGATTACAGGCTGAGTTTTATTATAACGTCCCTATAGAATAGAAAAAAGGAACTTCGGTATTATGTTTTAAACGGAAATCAATCCGAAACCTACGCATTCCTTTTTCTCTTTATACAGACAAAGATAATAAACTTTTCTTAATTGAGTCTACCTTCTTTAAATCCTCTTTTAATTCTCTGTTTCTAGCTTTTAGTGTAGCTATTTCTATCTTGAGGTTTTCTATATTAGCATTGTTTTGAACCTTAGTGGCATTTACCTCATAACCTTCGTTCCTTGCAAACATCTTAAGCTCATTGTATATAGTAGAGTAATATCTATACTTAACTTTATTGTCGTGTTCTTTTTCATAGAAATGAATAGTTGCATGGTCTCTCTTTAATATTTCTCCAGCCTCCACTTGTGTTAAATCATAACACTCTCTTAGTATTTTACCTACACAACATCTTGCATCAAATACTCTTGACACTCTAGATGAACTAAGTAAATCATCTGGGTGTATTCTAGCTAAGTTACAAGCTAGTATTATTAGGCTATCTATTGATTCATTGCCCGTCATTTGCTCTTTCTTTAATTTCATTTTAATAATTTTAAATGGCGTTCTTTTACCATTTGGTTAAACTCTTTATTTGTTTCTGCTTTATCATGACAACTCCTGCATAGAGCCGCAAGGTTTTCTATATAATCCTTATTCTTTGAACCCCCAATCCCACGTCTTTCAATGTGATGAATGTCAACAGCCTGTCTGTTACATACCGTGCATGGTATGATATCGTCAAGCACATAGTCAAAATATTTTAAATATATTTTGGTGTGTTTCTTCATTTATTTTCGTAGTCTCCTGACTCAATAAGTACACCTGATTTATCGTCGTTAAAATATAACCATGCGTGGTACTTTTTTTTACTACCACACACAGTTATTTTTTTTCGGTTATACCAAGAGGGGTGACCCTCTAATAAATCTAGCGTATTTAATACGTGCTTAGATACTTGATATACTTCACCAAATATATTAGACACCTCTTCATCTTCGTTGACAAAAGGTATACCTGTATGATACATAGCATACTTATCTTTTGTTAATCCAGCGTCAATGAATTTTGAATCCTTTAGGAGAACGTGATTACCGTGACCTCTTCTTAATGTTCCATATACAAATACTAACTCTGCCATTGCTCTTTTTCCTGTACAATTGACAATATAACTTGTAAGTATTTATTGTATATTTTGTTATAAGTTTCTTTCACTACATCGTGCATTACTAGGCCTCTAAATTCCTCATAGTTGTTTTTATACATAGCTTCTTCGCCATATATTTCCTTAGTTTCATTTAGGGCTAATGCCTCTGAAAGTCTTTTTGGACTAATTTCTATCATAATAATTTATTTTGGTTTATATTACTATAAAGTATATATGTTACCACCATTATAGTCTAACATCTCCACCTCCGTTGGTGAAGCTAGTATACTTTTATAGTATGTTAATCCTCCCATGTAAAGCTCTCTTCCCTTCTCTATTGTTTTCTTACTCAACTTGTAAGTACATATACAGTGCGGTGTGTCTTTCTCAATGGCAACTATATAATAGTCGTCATACCCCAATGCATCAAGATAATACGCCGCCTGCATATGATACTTCGCATTCATAATTAATTCTGTAAAGTTTTCAGGAGAAGCATTTCTTGTAGTCTTTAAATCTACAATGTACTTATCCTTAGTGTTAACGGCATCAAGCTTTCCTTTACATAACATGTCAACATCTTTGTTTTTCCATAGATATATTTGCTCTATCTCATTGCAATCATCTATAAGAGAATAGTGTTTGCTTTCTTGCAACTGTTGATACATAGACAATAGTTTATTATTGTCCTTTCTTGATACAGTTTGCTTGTCTCCTAACCTTTCATTAAATTTTATTAATGTAGACTTACCAAGAGTTGTTCTCTTGTCTACATCAGGCTCTTCAATATAATTTTCTTTAAACTTTTTTACACCCTCTAACATAAGCATATGGAAAGCTGTTCCAAATTTCATTGCCGCTGTTGGCCTAATGGGGTTCTCTAATCTATGTACGTAATACTTAGGACATTTCTCTATAAATGTTTTAAGCATAGAGTTAGACATATACATACAGTCTTCATAATAAGTATTGTCTGTAACTTCGTTGTCTTTAATTCTTTCTATTTTTGGTCTCATATTAATTTGTATAGTGATACGGTAGTGTTGTTACCCCATCTATTTCTTACTGTTAAGTCTTCACTAATTATATTGTGCCCATCTTTTCTTAATTGATATATGGTTGCTGACAATCTAGTGTTACCTAAATCTCTTATTGCAGTTAAGCTTGTTACATTACCAAATTCTTTTAGGTAATCTAATAGTCTAGTATAATGAGTATTACTTCTTCTCTTTGTCATTGTTATTCGATTTTATGGTGATTAATACACCTGGTTTAACTTTATTATATTCATACGGTTCAAATACAGGTAGTAAGAATGTTGCATTGTCATCTTCTATCCAATGATACTTAACCATAAGGTCTTGTACTGTTTGTAAAGGATTGACATAATCAAACTTTCTCTTACTGTTTCTTATAAATTTAAATGATATTATATAGGGAGGCTCATACTTTTTTAATTCAGTTGTGAATTCTTTTCTTAACCTTAAGTAATCTTCTTTGGTTTCTTTTATATACCTCATAGTAGTCTTACTATGGATAAGGTATTTACCTGTCCACCTTTTTCCATTCTTACTTGAAGGAACGTTACCTAATATAAAAAAACTATTCATACTCAACTTCGTTTGGGTCTGGTATATATACTCCCAATGTTGTAGAAGCAAATCGTTTAGTCTCCTCTATAAACTCACTCATTTCTTTATGAGATAATTTAGTTGTTGACTTAGTGCTGTCTACCCACACTCCTTTTATTTGATACCTTGTTCTAAGAAACATAGACTTTAACACTTCGTGCATTTCGTCTTTATCATAACCTGTTTCTTCAGATAAAAGCTTGACAACCACTGCCCAATAATATGAGTTAAGATTGAGACTACGTCTCTTCTTTTGCTCCCCCACTGTAATAACTACAGTCTTGCCCTCATAATTAAGCATGTGGTCATCAAACTTATCTTTGTTTTGATAGGTCACTTTGCCATTCTTTATATATGCTAAGTGTTTACTACCCATTTAACAAGCACAATTTTTAGTTGCTATTCCTACATTAAGTAGAACAAATTTGAAACATCTATTTGATATATCAAACTTTAATTCTATAAACGTAAAACCTAGTAATCTAAACTCTAGTTTAAACTTATCTAATTGTCTTGCATTTGCTGTAAAATAATTTACTAATTTCATATTTTAATTTTTAAAATGGTACTTCTACATTATCACTGCCCCCTACATTTGAAAGACTTACAGCATTATCATATCTAGCTCTTTCTTCAGCTGACATTTGTTTATTATAACTGTCTTTAAAAGTTATCTTTCTACCATAAGGATTGGCAAATTTGTATTCTACTCTTGATTTAATTTCTGGCTTATTGGTGTCTTTGTCTGTAGTCCAATACTCCCTTTTTGCTAAACACACCTCAACCTTTTTATCTATAATAGAGTTACACGCCATGTGTGGGTCGGTGAAGTTAGAACATCCTGCTGCTGTAAGGAAAGATTTAAATATCTCTGTTCTTACTCTAGCGGCAGCCTCACTAGTGTAGTTGTCTACACCTGTGAACTTTAAGAATGCTATACCTTTATCATTACCCACTATAAATTCTGTATATGGTGTGCCTTGATAACCTGGTACTTCATTACTTGTTTTAAATTTTCTAATTTCTACTGTGTGCGCTCCTGCACCTAAGTAATCTGACTTAACTTCAGGAGTCTTTAATTTGGTTTCATTCAATTTAGGAAACATTTTTATTCGATTTTAATTAAACTTATTTATAATATTCTTCACATTTATCAATAATTGATTTAATACAATTATCAATATGTAAACTTTCAAACATATCCATAGGACTCTTTGCGGAATCTCTACCTGTAGTGTTTGTTCTAAACCTGTAAGTAACTCCATCATCAGTTGCTCTAACATCTGTGAATAAAGCTAATACAAATTCTTTCTCAACTCTTTTCTTCCATCTGTTACCATCTACTGCAACATAACGTTCTTCAACACCATTGTCGCCATCATACACGCCATCAATAGCAGTAAATACAACATACTTGTCAGAGTTTTTAGACTTGTCTAGAATCTTATCTATCTCTTTGTTATAGTAACTCCATACATCAAAGCCTTTGTATCTTACATCGGCCTCTCTAAATATAATTTCTATAAGAGATGTAAATGATTCTACAACTATTGTATCTATCTTGTCACTTGACATAGCCTTGTCTAAAGCTGAGTGAAACTCTGATACAGATTTAATTGGAACATTCATAAACTCATTTGCATTTTTGAATGGTAACTGCTTTCTTTCTGTATTTAAAACAGCAGTTCTTTTTGGGTCTAAGTTCCTCATAGAACTTGACTTACCTGAGCCTGATGGCCCTACGATTATAATATTCGGTTTCATTTGTCTTTCGTTTTTAAATTAAACAATTCGGTTTTAGTTATCGGTTTCTTTTTTTGATTAGATTTAACAATCTTAGCATACCCCTTGAACATAAAGTTTTTATTATCTTCAAGGTTTTTTTCTATTTCTTCAAAAGTTTTGTTGAGAACTTTCTTTATAGTCTCTTTATTAATTTTCAACTTTTTAGAAACCTTCTTTGCTGTGTCATCAAATCTAATCATACTTATGCAAATCTACTAAATAAACACAAATATACAAAAAAGAAAAGCAAAATAATTTATAACTTATTAAGTGTTGAATGTTGATATCTCTTCAAACTTTGTTAGATAATCTATAAACTTTAAATACTTACTACCTATACCTATATTTCTACCCTTAGCAAATATAATTTCTGCCATACCCTCTACACTATTTCCATCGTCATCAGTCTTTAGTCCATAATACTCAGGTCTATAAACAAACGCTACAACATCTGCTGCTTGTTCTATTTCACCTGATTCTCTTAGGTCTGAAAGATTTGGTCTACCAGTCTCTCTCTTACTAACACTTCTTGATAGTTGAGATAAGGCTACTACAGTTATATCTAATTCTTTAGCTATGTTCTTTAATGCTCTAGCAACTTGAGAAACTTCTTGCTCTCTTGTTCTACCACGAACACTATAAGATATTAACTGAAGATAATCTACTACAACCATTTCTACTTTTTTAGCTATAACGTATTGCCTTATTCTATTAAGAAGATATTTAAGTGATGTATTTCTACACTCATCTATATACATACTAAGCCTTTCAAAATCAGCTACACTATTATGTATCTTAGTTAACTCCTCTTCATATATAGTACCTCTAAGTAAATGTTTATTATTTATATTAGTGTCACCACTAATCATACGCATAAGCATTTGATTAACACTCATCTCATAAGAGAATATAACAACTGAATGACCCATATTAGAAGCATTCATTGCCACGTTTAAAGCAAAGCTAGTCTTACCCATAGATGAAGCGCCACCTATAATAACTAAGTCTTGTTTTTGCCATCCACTTGTAAACTTATCTATAGACGGAAAGCCACTAGGTATACCTGTCATACCATCTGATTTCATATTATTTTCTAAACCCTTTAACATTCCAGGCATTTGCTCTCCAATAGAACATAACTCATCATTATCTACGTTACCTATTTTTTGAACACTTTTTTCTACATAATCTACTGTATCAAATAAGTCTTCATCATTATCTATTTTATCTATAGTTTTTAAGCATAACATTTTAAGCTCTTTCTTTCTACTTATCTGATTGAGTATCAATATGATAGACTGACAACTAGACCCATCATAAGCCATCTCTGTACACTTTTGTGCAACTTGTATGGCTGATGACTTATCTGCAAATGACATATAAAATTCTGTTAAATCTATTTTACCAGTATCTTGGTATTGTTTTTCTAACAACTTAAATAACTTTATGTGGTCAGGGTTCTCAAATAATGAGTGATTTAAAAGAGAATGATTGTCATAATAATTTTGTGGATTGTTGATTAACTTACCAAGCAATATCCTTTCTAATTCTAATCTATCTGAATTCATGCATCTAAAACTTTATTTTTAATTTGTATTTGAAATTCTAAATATTTTATATACTTAATCATATGTTTTATATAGAATTGGTCATCTTGTTTTAATTCTTCCATTCTAAAACTTTCAAAATATTCTATAGCATTAAAAGTTTCTATGCAATTTGCTATTATTGCCTTATCTAATTTATCTTTCATCGTAATTTTTGTATTTAGGTTTAACATATATTGAATTGTTTAATGTTTCTTTTATATTTGGAACTTCATCTTCCCATCTTTCGTGCTTAAGCCATCTAATAGGGTGAGGAAATTCAGGACAAAAAACATTATTTGTATTACATATATCCTTATATTTCTTTTGCTTATCTAAAGCAATCATTATAGTAGTATATAATTCAGGAGAAGGTTTTAGTTTTTTCCAATATTCTTTGCATTGTTTTTTACCCACCTTCTTAGGGTATTTTTTCCAAAAATAATCAAATAACTTTTCCATAATTAATCATATTTTAATTTCATTGAATCTAATTGAGCACCTAAGTCCATAATTTCTAAGTATAAAGAATTAACATGACTATAATTAGTATTTATATATATATCTTTTATATATAATTCTTGACTATTAATCTGTTCTTGTAAAATTTCTACTTGACTAGCTTTATGGCTTAGTTTTGATAATACTATTAGTAAACAAATGCCTACTGATAGCATACATATTATAATAAGTTTTTTCATGGTTTGTAAATTTAAATAAATAATTGTTAATAATAAAATAAAGTTGTTAACATAATGATAGTGAACAACAGCATAAAACTAAAAAGGTGTGTGTTTACCGAACACATTTAAAGTAACTAAGTTAACTGGACATTTAACTTATACACACACCTTTCTAATTGAGCAGCGATTAATCCTGCTTAAGGAACTTATCCTTTCTCTTATCTATATATTCTAATAAAGGCATAGCGTCCTTACCAAGACCTTCTGAGACTATATCACGTAGAGTAACCCTATCTGACATTAAACATCCTGGGTCAGATTTCCACGTTTTATATTTATCTATAATCTGTCTTGAATTATTCTCTACATACCTTACAAAGCACATACAGATTAATAACCAATTATAAATTTTCTTAAAGTCTCTTGAGCCACTGTGACATCTGAACTCAATAGTATCAGGCCCAGACTTATCGTAACTACAGTTGTTTAAGTTTAACCACTTATACCTTGAGCTACAGTATCTTCCATATGGATGACGCCCTTTCTTATTATTAGCTCTACCAAATTCAGCACTGTCAGAATATAAATACTCAGCAAGAAGCTTAAGCATTCTGCTATGTGTTCTTGGATAAAGCCTTTTATTAACAGTTCTTAATTTATAGAACTTATCAGGTATTACTACACAATAACTACTCTTACCTCTTGACTTTGGTAACATAGAGAATATCTCATCTTGAAGCATATTTCCAAGCATAATAGATAGTATACTAAATCTTCTATTGAAGTTAGCACCACCTATATGAACATGAACGCCACAAGTAGAGTCTACATAACATTCGTGATGTGATAATAAATTACATATCTTATCTAGCATATTAACACCAGAATTACCTGACATACAACCAGTTACATATTCTTTACCATTAATACTACCGTCAAAGACAGCTTTAAGATTTAAATTTTCTTGATAATCCATATATCCATCAGAAGTTTCTATTTCAACCCCAAATGTATATTTCATGCCAAATGTTTTATCAAATCTTTTATCTAATAATTCATATGTATTATCCCACTCTTCACCGTTATCTCCATCCTCATCCTCATCCCAATCATCTTCGTGTATCCAATCTTCCCTGTTTTCTGAATATATATAACCACAACGTTCTGCAACGGAGCTATCCATAAAATAAACGTCATTATTCTCTGAAAGCACATAATCACATTCACTGTTAAACCAACCTTCATGATTTCTGTTATAGTAACCCCACGTCATATTATCTGTGAATCTGTATAACTCATCATAGTTGTCATATTCAACTTCGTAATCAGAAAAACATTCTTCAGGATACCATTCCCCATTACATTCACACATAATAACTTCATCTTGATGACAGTATAAACTGTCGCAATCACTTGAAAGCTGAACATAATCATCTTTGTCATCTTCGTGGACATAGCCCCCTCCATATAATTCATAACACTCATCTATTGGGTGCCAATCTCCACACACACATTCTAATAATTCCTCTTTAGTAGTACTCATAAGCCATAGTGTTTAAATAGTTATACAATTCCATTAACTTTGAAGACTCTTCCTCATTAAATCTATCAGTACAATATAAATCGTGAACAAAGTTTGCGTGGTTATTAACCTCATCAAAATGTTCTTTTTCTAAATCGTCGTCATTTAGTTCATCATCATTATTGAAATGGTCGTTATTAAAGTCTCTTGCAAGATGACCACCATAATGATTACTATAATAATTACGTGAGCCATAACTTCTCCAATCTGTATTTACAGAAACCTTAGCGGCTATAGGCTTATGCTTAATCTTTTGTTTACTTATAAGCTTACCATTTTCTATTGTAAATAACTGATTTTCAGGCACTTCCTTAACTTTATCTTTCTTTTTCTTAATCTTTTCAAGTCCTTCTTCTAAAGAACTTACATACATACCTTCTTCTGTTTCAAGATAATATAAAGGATTGTCTTTACGATATATATATAATTTGTTATCACCCTTTGTGAACAAGACATTCTTTGCTCCACTAAATAAGCCTAAATGCTTATCATTCTTTTCTTGTGACAATAATTTAAATATCATTTGAGAGTCAACAGTAGTTTTCTTGATATTAAACTTTTTACCCACCTCTTCGTAATTTGATAGAACTCCGTTATGAGCGCCTACTATATTACCATATTGATAAGGGTGAGCGTTCTCAACGGTGTGTTCACCATGAGTTGCATACCTTGTATGTCCTATAAGAACACTACCTGTTTTACTTGTTTTAAGCATTGGTAATATATTCATAGACTCTTCAACAGTCTTATAAATCTTACCATTTACAAATAATCCAGTAGAGTGACCTCCCCTACTGTCGTTATCTGCTAATAAATGTAAAGCCTTAAACACACTTGTATTAGCTTTACCACTGAATCCTACTAATCCACACATAATTTATATAATTTTTTAGTTAATAATTTGTTATTTTCTATTGATTGGTCGCATGATAGTGAATACTCCACATCAAACGCACTAACACAAGTCCAATAAGGCTCTTGTATTTCTCGGTAATCCTCTATAGCCTCATAGGGAACACCATTTACTGACTCATCATCTATTCTTCGCATTCTTTTCTTCTTTTAATTTCTCCATTAATATTTTTCTTTATTGCTTTAAGATACGTATCAGGTATATGACCCATAGTAAAATTTAATGTGTCTATTAATGTAAGAATAACTTCTTCAAGCCTTCTAGGTTCGTCCCAACTTTCATTATAACGTAATGACACATTAGCGTTAACAGGTATATTTGATTTAGAATCTAATAAAGATGTTCTTACTTTATTGGGACTATCTTTTATAATATATTTAAACATTTTATACACATCATAACACTCTAATATGATGTTACCTGTAATAGTTTCAGGTCTTTGGTTTTTACTACGAATAATAGCCTTGTTACTAACTAAATCCTCTATTTGATATATAGTTTCTTGTACATCTTTTTCGTTGTACATCGCACCGCTATCTATAGTTTTTTTATACTCATGTAGAGCTTCTAATATAGTAGCGTGTCTTAAATTTTCTTTTGACATAATTTTAATTTTATAAGGTTAAACATAACTTTGTAGAACAGCAAAACATTATCCTATAAACATATAAGCAAGGAATAGTATAATGATTGCTATAAATATATTGTCTGTAATATCGTCCATGGTTGTAAATTTTTAGTGATAGTTAATAAAAAAAAGAGTGGGTAAGCACTCTTTCATTGATTTTGTTTAAAATTTGACCGTGTAGTCCCACACTTACCTGTGGCTCGCTATGAAAAACTTAACTTTTCATTTCTTTTAACATATCTTTAGTATGCATAATCATTTCTTGTTCTAATTCTTCTTGAATAGCTTTATTTATTTTATCATATTCAGGATTATCTTCATAATCATTATTTTTTTCAAGCATAATTATATATTTTAAAGGTTAATCGTTTATTTCTAATGTATATGATTCTATATAATACTCTACCTCATCTGATTCATCATCAAATTCTGGTGAATTGTATATTAATTCTAATTGAATTACAGCGTCTTCTAATGTTTGATACATTGTATTATCTATAACACATTCTTTAGTTATTGTTTCATCTGTAATATTGTTAAATAAATATGTTTTCATTTTAATTCCATATATTTCCATAGCATAAATTTTAAAGGTTAAAAAAAATAGGGGAGCTCACACGTGCTTAGCTGCAGCTTACACGTACGACTGAGTGAATAACCGCTACTTACGCCGAGCGCTCCCCTGAATATTGTAATAAGGTATTGGTTACAGAATAACATATTATGAAAAATAACGTGCAATAACCAAAAAAAATTGTTAATCTGTAACCTAATATCCTTATTTATATAAAAGTAAGACGGCTCCATGGCCGAGTTTTTTAACGGGACAATAGAACCAATTTGAGAGGTAAACTACACCTTTTGTATACTCTATTGCGTGGTTTGACCCACTTGGCAGACCTTGGGTTTCATTCCATGGTTTTAATCCGTCTTACTATATCTTATGATATATAACTTGACACAAATGTATCAAATATATCTTCACTAATACTGTCATCTGAACAATAGAAGCCAAGGATAACATTATCCTCTGTATTAATATCTGTAATCATAGCGTAATAATTTAAATAGTTAAACAAAAAACAACAACAAAGAAAAGCAAAACAAAACATTACAGGATTGATGTAAACTACCGTGCCTATGATAGTGAACCAGTCTTGTGCATAGTCTTTGTGTTATAAAAAATATGTCCGCAGGACACGTATAGCCTCCTCTGTGGCGAACAGAGGTTAAAAAAATAGTGAGCGTAGCGAACATAATATTTAAAAAATAGGGAGAGTTGTTACACCCTCCCTAATAATTATAGTGGTAAGTCTGCTTCAGCTAATTCTGCTGTTACAGGCTCAGACACAACTGTACTATTTTGTCTGTTAAGACGTTCTGTATAGTACTTTGCACTAACAAATGATAAGTCACTACTGTTTCTTACATATCTTTGTGCAAATGTTACACCCTTTTCAAGCTGACCTACAAAGTCATTTGTTACATCTATATTGTTTTCAATCATTATAGATACAAACGCTTTAGACTTAGTTAAGTCACCACTTTTCATTTCCTTTGCTATCTCTTCTATTGTAGTACCTCTAAATATCATAGTATTGTATGTAGTTATTTTAGATTCACTTTGTACATCATTTAGAATATTAATAGCAAATGCTTTATAGTATCTGGTAGTATAAGTACCATTTACTTTAACATTTTTCTTAAGTACAATATTTGCCATATTAAATGGTTTGGCTGGTTTATCTGTTTTTAAGATACCATCAGCGTCTGTTCCATTGTACATAAAGTAAGGAAAATCTGGTTTTAAACTCGTTAGAGTCCCCGACACAACTCCCTCGTTTGTGTCTTTCTTTTGCATTACTGTTGTAACGCCACTAAAAATTTTATCATAATTCATAGCTTAAAATAATTTAATAATTGCGTTACTCTTAAAGGCGAGCAACATAACCTACATTGAAGAACAGCACAACATTACTTGTACAGTCCATTTTTAGCCTTACCATTGCTACCCCAACAAGCGTTCATTTTAGATGAAGCACAAGAGGATAAGAATAGTATGCATAGCATTAATAATAATAGTTTTTTCATTTCTTTTTCTTTTTAACAGGATATTTGACATAACCATACTCGCGTATTTGTTGTATCTCATACTCTGTGTATAATGATTTATCCATAGCGATTAATGATAGTGATATCCTCTACTTAAGGTGAGAGGACTTAACCTTAGATTATAATGAGAGATTAGTTGAATATCTAAAGATGCTGTCTGATTCTATCCAACTTAACTCTCATTTATATTATAGTTTATCCACATCTCGGTGTCTTCAGTTGTTATTTAGGCTACTGACCAATCCTTTATACTGTACCATTAGTAATTAGAGTGTACGCAAGAAGTACAGTCATTACTACAACATATAACATACCAAGACCAAGAAAGCCTATGATAAATGTTTCTGCCTTTTTATTAGCTAGTATATCAAGAAATTTATTAGCGAATTTTTCCATTTTAAATAAGATTTAGATTAAACAAATTATAAACATTGGGGAACAGCAAAACAGTTTACACTGCAGGTATTCCCCACCAATCTTCGTAGTTAGGCTCTTCATCGTAGAGACATATGTGCTCACTCTCGTAAGTTTCTCCACAATCAATACATTGACGTGGTTCTTTGTTAGTTTGCAACTCATCAGATACTAGAGAATACATATCGTGATTATATGTAGATATAATAAACTTACGATAGTCTTCATAGTTATGGAAAGGTAAGTCACGCGTTGCTTCAAACAATTTGTGTAGCAAGTATCTATTGTTAGATAAGTATTCTACAACCTTGCGTGCTGTATTAGAACCTGTGCCATATGTTTCTTCAAATTCACAGTAATAGTTATATAAGTTATTCATAGCATTATAATTTTAATTGGTTAAACATTTATTAAACATTGTAGAACAGCATAATAACACAACTTGAACAGAACACTCAAATAGTATACTCATCCAAATAGTTAGCAATATGCACTTGACAATGTCATTTTTTTTTCGTAACTTGGGAGGGTGTGGGACAGATAGTACATACTAACTATGCAAATCACCTAAACAATATACAACTAAGTGAACTATCAAACACATCATATCATACTCATAGTAATTATAGCAGGATAATGTGGTTCACTCATCCATTCATACACACAAGTAAGCAGATGATAGTGAACAGTTGTATTGAACAATAGTGAGTGTAACGAACACCTTCTACACTGTGGAACAGCATAATAATTACTTATGCTAATAATAAGGATGCTTTTTCTGTGTAGTACAGTTTCCTCTAGACTTTGAGGGGGAGGGTTCGAAATCCCGAGCCCGAGGGGGCTATGGTAGTATAGACCTTCCCATTTCCATGTGTATAAAAAAAATAAAAAAAATTTTTGTAGTTTTGTATAATGAATGAAAAGTATGTTTACTTTAGATATGTCACTGACGTGGCTGACGATGATGATAGGACTTCTTCTGTTATGTTTCCTTTAAGCTCTTTTAGAGGCGTTACTACCATAAATAATGGAAATATAGTTTTTTATTTTAAAACAATACATGAAATGGTAATAAGGGCAGGTGGAGACAGGGACCATGTTTGGGTTACATGTAGTGGAGAGCTTGCAACTATTAAAAATGTTTTAGAAGAATTTTCTACAGGAAATGATATTTTTATAACAATAGCTGACCAAGTAACTAATGAGTTTATAAGTGGAGTAACTAGTGTTTTGGCTATAACAGTAAATACAGAGAACTTATAATGCAAAAGTTTATAATATTAAATGGAAGTAGTACAAATAGCACCTCAGAAGGGTATATAGTTATACCTATAAAGACTTTTAGTGGTGGTCATGCTTCTTCAGATACTGTGTTAGAACTTTATTTTGAACCTATACTTGAAGACGCGGAAACTCAAGGTATGGACCAATTTATGGTTTCCCTTACAATAACTGCAAATAAGCACAAAGAAACTTTACAAGATATAGTAAAGGAATTCTCAACTGGAGAAAAGATATATATAGAGTTTGATAAAGAGACTGACAGCTTTCCTTCTACACATATATCAGATGTTGCGTGGACATTTGTTGGCGGTAATCTGCATGACATGGGTTGGCATGGTCATAGAAGTAGAATAAAAATATTACCAAAAGATTTTGTAGCCGCAGATAATGGTAGCCCTATAATGATGGATGACTCTAGTATTGGTAGTAGTTTATTATTTTTACATAGCGATGGCTCTAACGATATGTTTGCTACAGTGGCGATACCTCTTGGATTTAAAGCTACACAGGTTAGGGTTTATGGTAGCGACACAGGTCAGAACTTTTATGTATATAAAGGAGATATAACACATAAAGTAATAGTAGATGTTGGAACTGGAGCCACTTCAATAGATAGTCTATGTACCTTAGCCACTGAAGTAACTGCCGATGACACAAATTATTTAATAATAAGAGTGACTTCAGATGGTTCAAGTGATGAAATTGATGGGGGGTATGTAACAATAGTGTCTGTATTTACTTAAAGGGTGGTATAAAAAATTTTGAAACGCTTCGCGTTTAATATAATAGGTTATGGAAAAGTACAATTATGATGTCGAGGTCAAGCGTGTCGTGGATGGCGATACGGTAGATGTAATGATAGATTTAGGTTTTAATACACACATTAAAAGACGTGTAAGAATGTATGGTATTAATGCGCCTGAGTCTAGAACTAGAGATTTAGAAGAAAAAAAGAAAGGTCTAGCTGCAAAAGAAAGATTAAAGGAAATACTTGCTAGTGATAATATTATTATGAAATCACATGGTAAGGGTAAGTATGGAAGGATATTAGGAGAGATGTATGTAGAGAAAGACCAAGAAATAAGCGTAAATGATATATTAGTTAGAGAAGGACATGCTAAAAAATATTTTGGCGGAAAACGTTAAAAATATTATTCGTATCTTTATAGTTCTTTTCTAATTCAGTTTTCATGGTTGGGAGGTCTACATGGCCTCCTATTTTTTTTAGTATATTTGTAAAATGGAAAGATATGTTTTGTTTGTAAATAGTGAAACGGATTACTTATTATTACCCGTTAGACACTTTATGGGAGGAAAGTACTCATCTTCTACTGTATTAGACTTATATTTTGAAAAAGCTCCACTTTCTTATAAAATACCATTAACTGTTAATGCTAATACAGGTGAAAGAGCTATTAAGTCTATAGGAGAAATATTTAATTCTTCTTCTGAATCTGTGATAGTTTTTTCTGATACAGATTCAATATATGACATTGAAGATGTAACTGCTGTAGGAACATTTGTTAAAATAGTTACAAAATAATGTATCATATAATATTCTCATATAATCCAGATATAATTAAATTAGGAAAAGCTACTGTAACTAATTCTGGTGGAAATTTTGTAAATAGTTATTGGGAAACTAATGACCCTAAATATATAGATTGGTCTACAAAAAAACTTAAACTTGGGGACAAGGTAAAATATTACAATAGCGATAAAGTAAAAACAGATATTGGAACAATAAATGCATCAACTGGAGCTAGTAGGGTTACACTTGCTACCACCATAACTGATGCGGTTATTGATGATTTTAAGGCAGAGCAATATGATGTTTTTGTGGAAAGAGATTATAATTCCGATATTCAACGTGTTTATTCTTATCCTATAAATAAATTTGTAGGTTCATGTTCTTATTCTACAAGTATATTGTCTTTATTCTTTGAAAGAACAAGTGGAATGATTGATGAGGTAAGGCTTAATATAAAAGACTACCAACATATGTCTGCTATAGAAGAATTAAATAAAGAATTTAGAGAAGAAAGAAATAATGATATTGTTGTAAGGGGAGATGGGTTTTCTAGGTCTACTGGATACATACAGGGTGTTAATAAGGTGTTAACATCTATTTCTTCTGGAAGGAAATAGTATGTTGTTAAAATTTCATATCTTTGAAGAATGTTACTAGAAAAAACTGAATATGGTTCTATATACAAAACCCTTAAAGGTGATTTGTATCATACCACATTTTTTAAAGAGTACTCATCTCTTGCAAAAAAAGAAGAAAAGATTATTATGAGCCTTATTGATAATGGCTATATAATTAAAGATAAAACCACATTATATGTAGGTGGAGGGGTTTATGAAGGATATGAAACATATTTAAATTATGACACAGGTGAGTATATTAACGAAACCTATACTTATGTTGAGCATGGAGTTTGGAAATTAAAAATTAAAATAAAAAAATAAATGGCTACACTAACAGTTACACATACAGAAAACATTACTATAGAAGGAAGGCAACAAGGGTCAACTAAAGCAATAAGATATGAAAATATTTCAGATGTTTATTCAAGAGTATTTTCTTTTAAACAAGGAATATTAACAAGATTATATACTACAACCGCAGATACTGTAAGTGGAGGAGTTTTTGATGATGGAAGCATTAAATATGTAAGAATAACAAATTTAGGTAATGAAGCAATAGTTATAAATATTATTCTAGAAACCTCAACCTTGGCTTATGCTTATGAAATTCAACCAAATGAATCTTATTACTTATACTCTCATACTTTAGCAGCATTTGCTGATAATGATGATGCTATTACAACAACAGAATTAGGAGCTAGTTTATCAGATATAGATGAGATAAAAGCATATTGTCATAGAGCACCTGGTAAAGTTGATGTTTTTATTGCAAGTACTGACGCTAAATAATATAAACTATGGCTACATTAACAACTAAAATTACAGAGACCTTAACTCTTAATGGTCAAAAATACGATTCCGTTCAAACTAAAACTATAGCTAGTATAACTCAGGTATTAAAAAGTGTTGTAACATGTAACGCCACTGAATCTGTGTTATTAACTTTTGCTGATGATGCAACTGGTATAGGAACTTTTGATAGACATAGTGTTTCTTATTTAAGAATTACTAATTTAGATGATACAGATTATATTACTTTAGCTTTTAAAGATGGAACTGCTTCTGTTTATGCAGTAAGGGTAGATGCTGGCTCTAGTTTTATAATGCCTGTATCAAATACTAGTAATGAAATGCCATTAATGTTTGCTACAGATGACGACGTAACTGTTGATGCAATGGTTCAAATAGATACTATAACAGCTGATGCCGCTAGTGGAACAGTTGATGTGGAAGTGTTTTTAGCATTAAATGCCACAACATCATAGTATGTATTTACTAAACATTGACAAGCGGGGGGAAATTATAGAAACAGACGATGGTCTGTATGCTATTGAAGAGTTTAAAGAAGTAGTAGAGGAGTTTGGATTAAAAGGAATATTATGGGTGGCGTTAGTATGTGATTATGATTCGCCCTATAGACATTTTGTAGAAAGAGAACAAGTAAAGTCAGTTAGTAAGGCTGTATTTAATACTTATGATTGGAAGGGTATTAAGAATGAAAAAGTTGCTTATGCAATTAGAAAATACAAAGAGTTACAGTTTGACCCGTTAGACGCTCAACTGATAGCTTTTAATGAGAAGATAGATGAGTATACTCAGTTAATGAAGAATGTAAAGATTAACGAGGATAACGCAGAAAGTATGCAGAAGATAATGATTGGCGTTGAAAAAGTATTAAATACTAGACAAAAATTATTAGATTCTATAGAAAGAAGAGGGGAGAGAAAAAAAATTAAAGGAGAAGCAAAAATGAGTTATTTAGAACAACAAATGAATATTAAAGATAAAATATAAAGTTATGCCAAATAAAAACAAAGAGTATACACCGCAATCAAAAGAACCTAAAAAAACTTATTCAGGAAGTAATCCTCAAACTAAAGGTTTAAAATATTATGAAAAATTTCCTGATGCAAAAAAGAAAAAGAAAATGTATGGTGGTAAAATGGAGTATAAACAAGGCGGAAAAGTAAGAGACGCTTTTACTCAACAATACGATTAATATGAAAATAATTATAGGAGATAAAGAATTCGTTAAAGATGGTGATAATTTAATTGAAAAAGATAAATTAAAAGCTTATGACGAAAGAATGAAAACCTATTTTAAAGTAGGAGGTAAATTGTGTAATACGAAAATGCCAAACAGCAAAGATGCTATTGAGGGTCAAAAAGATTAATGTCTAAAAGTGTAAAAAAATACGCCCCTATAGTATACGAAGGTATACCTGATTTAGACCCCGAGTCAGTATCTTTTCAAGAATATTGGGAAGAACAGATTCATAGATGTAAGAATGGCTATAAGCCAAAGGGAATGGATAGGATAACAGGTAAGCATTATTATTATCTAAACTTCTATAGAATATTAGGTAATAGTGGAGAGGAGTCTGGTAATAGAAAAACTTTAATTGCTCCATGGTATAGAGACTTGGATAAAGTTTATTTTGATACATTTGAGCAATGTAAAGATGAGCAAAAAGGAATGATTGTAATTAAAGCTAGAGACAAGGGTTTTAGTTATATGAATTCAGCACTATGTGCGCATGAATATACATTCTATCCTTATAATGAGGTTGGGATTGCTGCAGGACTACAGGTTACTGCGGATTCGTTCTTTGACAAAGTGAAAAAAGGTTTAAATGCACAGCATAATAACTTTAAACATTCAGTATTGAAAGATACTTCGGATGTAGTTAAAAGTGGATATAAACAAAAAACAAAAGATGGTAAATGGAATATAGGTGGATATCAATCTGCTATACATTGTAGAACAATGTCTAATCCAGAAGTCTTTAAGGGTGAACGTTTAAGTGTTATGATATTTGAAGAAGCTGGTGAGTTTAAGGAATTGTTAAATGCTTATATGTCATCTAAAGCTTGTTTTATGGATGGTAATGTTCAGTTTGGAGTTCCTGTAATTGGTGGAACGGGTGGTGATATAGAAACGTCATCTAAGGATTTTATGGAGATGTATTATAATGCAGACTCTTTTAATTTAATTCCATTGTTTATACCTGCTTCTATATGTTACTATGGATTTTTTGATTTAAAAACAGGAGTTAGTGACGAGAAAGGTGCTAGAAAAGAGTTATTAAAAGAAAGAGAAAAGTTAGAAGGTAGAGATAATAGTAAGGCTTATAACTTACATATACAAAATTATCCTTTAACTGTTGAGGAAGCTTTCTTAAAAACTAAAGGAAGTAGATTTGATTTATCTTTAATTAACGCTCAAAGAGGAAGAATAATGAGTCACAAGAGATTAGAGAACCAAATACAAAAAGGAAGATTAGAATGGGTGTTTGATGATGAAGATGGCTTTACAGATGATGTAGAATGGATAGCTGATAAGAATGGTCCTTATCAAATATTAGACCATCCTGTTGAAGAATATGAAGGATTAGATATAGGTGGTATTGACTCTTATGACCAAGATACAGCAGAATCAACATCTTCTATGGGTAGCGCTCTTATATACAGAAGATTTGTTTCATCAGAAATGCCTAGTGATTATATTGTTGCTGAATACACAGAAAGACCTAAAACAGCTGAAGAATTTTGGGACGGATGTCTTAAATTAGCTGTTTATTATAATGCTAAAATGCTCATTGAGTATACAAAAATTGGGATTATAGATTATTTTAAGAGAAAGAAAGCTCTTAAGTATAT